GACCGGCATGTACTTGTGGCAAGCACATAAATCCCGCATATGACAATTCCCAGGCCGCCGTTGATTAAGGGGATATATCTGTCCTTCACCGCCTCACTCTGCTTAATCCACATGCCCACAAAATACAGCACAAGAGCCACCACAATTAACTCCGGCTTTACATAATCCGTTATCTGCATACACACTTTCCTCCTGTTACTTGTCTTACTATCAGTATATTAAGCTGAACAGGTTTTGACAGTCCCAAGCCCAAAAAAGAGAAGCCCTACGGCTCCTCTTCCATTTTCCCATAAACCTCAGTGTCTGCTTTCTGTCTCAGTGTGTTAGGCCCCAGATACTCGCCACCGTGCCATCTGGGATTGAATGTCTCTACATTCTTTGCCTGCTCTTCCAGTTCCTTTGTGGATTTCTGCTCTCCCTGTTTCATTTTCATCACCTCTGGGATAGTATGTACCATGACAGTGGGAAACATGTATCAGATATACAGTATCAAAAATCTCCGCCCCGGCAAAGCCCCTGTGTTTAAAAAATCAGCCACGGCACGCCACTGGTGCCGGAGCTGATTTAAAAAGGGGAGGATAAGTATTAATTACAAAGTAGTGTCTTCAAACCAACGTTTTTACGTTGTTTTTAAAAATTTTGTGACTAACTTGTGACTAACCGTTTACAATTATCTTGAATACATCTTTACAATCAACGACACTTTTTAACTATTATTAGTATCAGCTTTTTTCCGATTGCTGACATCTCCCCATTTGTATTGGACCCAATTAAGAGTAGTAACAACCGCTCGAGCCACCTTCTCGTCAACTTCATCATGCTCGCCTATTTCTTTCATACATATATTGACAAACTTGTCCTCGTCTATTGGATATGTCATATAATTTTCTCCTTAGTATAAGGTAGATTCACCTATAAAAATATTAGAGATTTGCGTATATCCGTATCCATTACACCCCTTATAAATACCATAACTGCGCCCTCCTTTATAAATATATTCTTGTCTTTAATTGGATAACGCAGCTCCTTGATTTTCCCTCCGCTTTGCTCGGAATTCCGAGCACCTATTTAATTTTATAGGCAGTCGGTCTCAAGAAGGTCATAAAATTTCACCTTCAAGCCTCTTGCCAGCAGTTCCAGGGTGTCCACTCGCGGCATGGCCCCTTTCCGTATTTCATGCACCGTAGACGGGGACAACCCTGTCATGATGCTGACCTGACGCTCTGTCAATCTTCTCTTTTGCATGAGTTCGTCAAGCAGTATCTTCATAAATACGAATATACCACTTTAGACCCAAAATACCACTGGAAATATATACCAGTTGTGGAAAATAAATGCAATGATATAATAAACTGGAAGGAGCTGATACATATGAAAGTAATACCAGAAATGACGTTTGGAAGTCTCACGACAAAATGGTCCTGGAAAAGCAAAGACCAAAGAATCTGGAAATGCACCTGTAAGTGTGGGGGATACTGTTATGTAAAAGAAGATGCATTAATATGCGGCGTTGTGAGGGACTGCGGGAAATGCATTATCACTACATAATTTCATACCCCGTCATCAATATAGCGTGTAAGGCTGCCATCTCCAGGTTGGCAGCCGCTGTCTCTTCGTCCACATAATATAGGCCATGAAAATTCATTTGCTCTGGAATAAGATTAATGGCCTCAAACATGTCTGCTGCTGCTCTACGTGAACTATAAATAACGAAAGTGTCTTGAATCATAGAATACCTCCTAGAATTAATAGATAGCCATATTATACCCCACAACATCTGAATTGGTAAGGTCGATAAAATGGTAAGATTTCACCCCTTTACAAAAGAACATATGTTTGTATAATGAAACTAAAGGAGTGAGTGTAAATGACAAAACGTGTCTATGTTATCGCATCTTTTAATACTGACGGAGATACTCAACCCCTATGGCTTAAGCTCTCACTCGATAAAGATGCGCCATGCTATAAAATCGAAAACTATATCTGCACGAAAAAACCGGACAAATACCGCGAATATGCCCAATACCGTTGTACTGTATCATGTAAAAATCAGCGCCATGAGATTGGTCTAAATTATTATGCGCTACTGGGATTTTGGACTATGACTGTCAGTAACTCATCATCAATGGCTATGTGATATATCTTAAATTAACTGGACATACTACACCTAAAAAAGAGAGAGGTGATTATATGCCAGCAGCGCATAAAGGGGCAATCAGTTTTGGCCTTGTACACATCCCTGTGGCGTTACACACGGCCACGCAGGATAATGACATCCATTTTAACCAGTTATGCAAGGAGGATGGGTCAAGAGTCAAGTATAAAAAAGTCTGTGCCAACTGTGGGAAAGAAGTAGGCACTCAGGATATTGTCAAAGGCTTTGAGTTTGCACCTGGTCAGTATGTAACTATGACCGACACAGATTTTGAGAAGGCGAAAACTGAGAAGGATAAAACCATACAGATTTTGCATTTTACAGATATAAAAAATATACGTCCTATTTATTTTGACAAAACTTATCATGCAGTTGTTGAAGCTGGCGGAGACAAAGCCTATGAATTACTCCGTAAGGCCATGTTTGATGAGGGTAAGGTGGCAATAGCTAAGACAGTCATGGGGCAATCCGAAAAGCTACTGTGTCTAATTCCCACGCCAAAGGGAATGCTTGTGGAAACCCTATTTTTCGCGGATGAGGTAAAGGAAATCCCAAAGGAACCGGCGCACCCAGAATTGCAGCAGCAAGAACTGGATATGGCAAAAATGCTTATTAACTCCATGGACAAAGAGTTTGAGCCAGAATTGTATCATGATGAATACCAGATAAGGCTAAGACAGATTATAGAAGCTAAAATAAACGGACAGGAAATCGTTAATGCGCCAGCAGAACATCAGGACAATGTTATTGATATCATGGAGGCATTGCAGCGTAGCCTTGCGCAGGTATCAGACAATAAGCCACCAACCAAACGCAAGCCGCGGAAAAAGGCCGCAACGGCATGATGGACCTTTTTGACAGTAAGAATATCAAGCCTATGCTTATCGGCAAAGAAATGGCCCCTTTCGATGACCCCAAGTATATGTATGAGCTGAAATGGGATGGAGAGCGCTGTGTGGCATATCTGGAACCAGGAAAACTGCCAGAACTGAGAAACAAAAGGAACGTGCGGATGCTGAATAAGGTACCCGAACTGGAAGAAATCAGCAGGCAGGTTAAAAAACGCTGCATTCTGGACGGGGAATTATTTATACTGAAAGATGGGCGCCCCGATTTTTCGTTAATCCAAAGAAGGAGCTTGATGTCTGACCGTTTTAAAATTGAGTTAGACGCCAAACGCAACCCGGCTACATTCCTGGCATTCGACATTCTGTATTGCGATTATAAAGACACATTGCTGCAGCCGTTGACAGAACGTAAGGATTTACTTTCCAAGGTCGTTTCGGATGGCCCAAGGATGGCCATATCCAGATATACGGAAGGTTGCGGGACAAACCTCTTTGATTTTGCTTTGAAGCGGAAGTTAGAAGGAATTGTGGCTAAAAAGAAAGATAGCATCTATATTCAAGATAAAAGCACTTCTGATTGGATAAAAATGAAGGTCATGCAAGATGATGATTTTGTGATATGCGGCTATATCCTAAAAAGTAACCACATGACCAGCATTATCCTGGGACAGTACCGGGGTAATACATTAATCTATAAAGGACATGTTACCATGGGTGTCAGTGGGCAGGCGTTTGATATCATCTCCAGACATCCCACGCTTCCATCTGCCCCATTTATCGCATATCCGGCAGGCCACGGCAATGACCGGGCCGTATGGCTCTCTCCAGACCTTGTATGCATTGTAAAGTTTATGCATCATACCAAATCTGGAGGGATGCGGCAGCCGGTATTTAAAGGATTAAGGTTTGACAAAACAGCAGCAGAATGCGTTGAAAAATAAGGCGGGTCCGGTTTATCCGGTACCCGCTTTTATAATTTCTAAAATCCATAAATCTTTATCAATTTCTCTTGACTTTGCGCCCATTTGGGCGTAAAATATAATCAGAGATAAGGAAAGGGGATTAAATCAATGACTATAATCAGCAGCCAGCACCACATAGATTGGGAAATCGTAGAAAAAAAGATAGAAGAAATTAAAGGTATCACAAAGGTCGTCATCCCTTGCACTTATGTTGGTTATATTGATGGAACTGAATACGCAATGCAGAATGATAAACACCACACACTAGCAGCCGCCAGAGAGCTTGGAATTGCAGTGGAATTTGATATCACCAATGATTCAGAGGACCTCAAAGGAGAGGCGCTTTTAGAACAGCGTTACAATGATGGAGATTGGTATAATGTAGAAACCAGTAATCCGGCATATTATGAATTTGATTTAGTTTGGTAGGAGGTGCGAAAAATGAGAAGATACCCAGATTGTATCAGGACAGACGGATTATGCGGGACCTGCTCCGCATCCAGTTACGGAAGGGATTGTCATAATAATAATATCAACAAACTGTTGTATCAACGTTCCCTATCCGGGATGACCCAGCAGCAGGTGGCCGACTCTGCGGGAATGAATATCCGCCAGATACAAAAATTTGAATCTGGAGAAAGGGACCTTGGAAATATGACTTTGCGCAATGCCTTGTCATTGGCAAAGGCCCTTGGCTGCGAGGTGAGTGATTTTGTCTAAAAGGCCGCCAAAAAGTACCAAGATTTGTGTTGTATGTGGGAAAACTTTCCCTTGTTTTCCATCTGACAAAACCGTCACTTGTGGAAAGGAATGCTCCAAGATTCATCGTTCCCGCACACACATGGGGCTGTCGAACGCATGGAGCGAAGAAAGTCGGACCAAAAAAGCTGCACAAGGGAAAACAGCCAATCTCGCATTAGGAACACCTGCCGCACAGAAAAGTCCAAAATCCGGTAAATTCTTGACAAATATCAATGCAAAGGACTGGCATTTAATTAGTCCTGATGGAAAAGAATATAAATTTCATTGTCTGAATTATTGGCTCCGGGAGAACTGCGATAAATTATTTGGCTGTATGCCAGATAGTAAAGAATTTAGAAATGTAAGCACTGGACTGTCAGGAGCAAAACGGGCGATGCTCGGAAAAAAATATGGGTGCTGCACATATAAGGGGTGGAAAGTCATACCCACAGAACATGATATAAAAAAATAACCACACTTCAACGGCGAGGAATAATCCCCGCCATTTTTATTCCCTCCCCTTCCGACTCAAGGCTTTAATTGCAAAGGCACTAGACAAAAATATTATATTTGCAGAATCTACTTGCAATATATTCACATTTGATATATAATACTTGTATACTTAAAAGTAAAGGAGCGACCATGATCCAACAATACAGATTTGAAGAGTTATTCCATACTGAGTTTACACTTCTGATGAAACGGGAAATAAAACAAAATTTACAAGTGGCAATTGAGGCATATAATCAATTTATCATTGAAAATAAGCAGCTTTTAAGTTATCCTAAAAGGGCTTCAGTATTAGGGCGTTGGAGAACATATATGATAGAGCGTCAGATATACCTAAGAGCGTTTAGACCGGAGGCATTATATAATGTCAGGTTACAAGAAACGAACAATTTTGGCGATAAGGCTCTTTTTGTAGAAACTGATAGCTTTTCATGTAATATATCCAGAACCTTAAGCCCTACTCTGATTCCTTCTGCCTCATCATACAAATTGAAGGCGGCGGAAAAAAATTCAGGTTCAGATCAACAGTTGGGATTTGACTGGATTAAAGAAGAGATAAGCGAAATTTGCATACCACAGTATGTATTAATCACTTATGGATTTAATAATTTATCAGGTAAATTGTCACACCTTACATATATAGTACCTGACGAAAAAATGAAAAACATACTTTTTCATGAGGATGGCATGGCTATTCCAGAAGATGTGCCTACATATACGCATGAAGAAAAGGAAGAGTCAATCGTCCGGTTAAAACAAGAGTTGAGAAATAAAATCGGAAGATAAGGTGATTAGTTATGATTGTAGAAAAGAAGGTTATTCCAAGAAGAATAAGGCAGGCAAGGATTTCGAGAGGATATACTATGTCTGAATTAGCTGAACTGATTGATATAAGCAAGCAAGCCATATCACAATTTGAACTTGGGAAGAACGACCCTGGAAAAGCTACATTATTCGCCATATCCAGGGTACTGAATTATCCTATAAGCTTTTTTTATAAAGAATATCCAGGAGTAGAAAATTCAGACAGCCCAGTTTTTTTTAGAAGCAAAAGAACCACAAGTATGAAAGTAAAAAATGCAGCAAGGGAAAAAATAGAATTATTTCGTGAAATCCATGACTTCTTGGCAAAATATATTGAATTTCCGGAATTAAACCTTCCTAAAATTAGTTATCCTGAGGCCAATTTTGAATTGGATGAAAATCTTATTGAAAAATATGCCAAAGAACTCCGTGCATGCTGGGGGTTAGGGAACGGACCAGTAGTGAATTTGACTAACATTGCACAAAAGAATGGAATTATGATATCTCAGATGCCATTGGGCGTAAGTAAAATAGACGCGTTTTCAGTATGGTATGATGGAATCCCATATATATTTCTAAGTGCAGACAAATTGTCCAATGCGAGGATACGTTTCGATATTGCCCATGAGTTAGGACACCTTATAATGCATTCTGATATATACTCAGAAGATGATTTTGAGAAGGGCGTCATAAAAGATAGGCTTGAACATGAAGCCGATCGTTTTGCAGCAGCTTTTTTATTACCACCAGATACCTTCACGAAAGATGTGAGGTCATCATCCCTCATGGATTATGTACCACTAAAGCAAAAATGGCTCGTATCATTGGGAACAATGATATATAGGATTAGTGATTTAGGACTTTTATCAGATAATCAGGTTAAATATTTGAAGGACCAGATGACAAGCCATATGTTCTGGAGAAATGAACCTTTAGATAAAGAGATACCTATTGAAAAACCTTTTGCATGCAAACAAGCTGTTGAGTTACTGATTGATAATCATATTATAAATAAGTTACAATTTATTGATGACATCGGAATAAGTGCAGATGAAATAGAGGCATACTGTTTTTTAGAGCCTGGAACATTAAAAGAAAAAACGCCCAAAAATGTAATAAAGCTTAGAGATAGTATAGTTAAGGGTTGCATATGAACATAATAATATGCAACCCTTTTCTACAGCAAGGGTTATTTCCCGCCATATCTTTTAGTATTAAAACTCACCTATGTACTGCTCCCCATCTGGCGCTACATACATAGCGCATTCCAACGGATGCCCGGCCCGCGGCTCAAAATAATAATCCTTGCCGTCAATTACATGCCAATTGGTCAGAGCGTATCCGTCAGGATTGAAATAATACTTATGATGGTTTATAATCTGCCAACACTCCTTGTAATACTCTGTGGTGCTGTATGCATACCACCAGCCATTACTATCATGGTGCCAGCCCACCTCATACTCCGGCTGCTCTACCAGTGACCAGTCAGGGCGTCCATATCCGTCTATCCTGCTGTTATTTAAGCAGTACTCCTTACAGCATACTGCTCCGCCATTGGCAACCACCTCGCTGCCGTCACTGGTGTTGCCCTCAATGGTCCTAACCTTGGTCATGGTGACCTCATAGACGATGCCTGTATGACAGATGCGCTGGGAGTTTTTAAAAAATATCTGGTCCCCCGGCTGTGGGCTGTCCTTGTGATACTGTCCCTTGGTTTTATAATACTGAGCCGATGTAGGGGTGTAGGCGGAGAATCCACCACCCAGAAGCTGCTGCGCCGCTACCCGGCCAAAAGCCTGCACAAAGCACCAGTCTACAAACATGTCACACCACGGCTGCCCCTGGAGAGATGGGTACAAGTCCCTGGCATACTTGGTGTAATTGCTGCTGCCAGCATTCGCGGTCTTACTGTCAAGCTGGCTGTTACTACGTTTCTCCAGATATCCAATCTCATTCTTTGCAACATTCAGTAATTTATCTATTGATTTCATAAATCCTCCAATCAAAAAAATAAGGCCCGGGACTATTCCCAGGCCATGAAAAGTTGTGACGTCACAAGTTGCGATATCGCAACGTCCGCTTAACCCCGCGGCGGGAGATATTGGACCACCGCCTTTCTACTTCAGCTTGCTTTTTTCTGACTGAGTTCCAAAATAAAAACCAACAATCATGGTAAAAATCGTCAAGAACTGCTCGCCTGAAATCTCTCCAGTACAAGTAAGCCCAATAAAGCCACCGGTCAATGCCAGTGTCATAAGGCTTTTTACATCAATTAATTTCGCAAACTTCTCCTTCATTTTGTCTCACCTCTCACTTTATGTATTGAGCCATAATATAAATCAAGCCAGTAGCAAGTGCTCCTGCCATTGCCCCTACCATTGTGTTAAAGATTGTTCGTTTCATACTGCTCCACTGCTCTGCCGGTGCCGCTTCCAATTTTGCCAGCCTGTCCCCTTGCTTTCCCTGTACCTCAATCATAGTCTGCATGTTCAATGCCAATTCCTTAACCGACAAAACCAATTCCTGTATGGTCTTACTCTGCTCTTCCTGTTCCTCCATGCGGTGTTTCAGGGATTTTATCTGCTGGTCGTGATTTTCCAGCTTTACTGCAATGTCCGTCTCGTTCATAATGGCACCTCCAATCTATATTATTTTTCCGCCATAATTTCCTGCTTCTGCGCTTCAGTAATCCATCCCTTGATTACGGCATTAGCCAAACCGACCGCTGTCAGTTTTCCGGAAACATATAACCTTTTCAATCTCTCATACATCTTCTATCCCTCCAAACTTGCCACTACTAATGCATCAACAGTTGCATTCAACTCGGAAACTTCCTTTTTGGTTTCGTCCAGTTCTGCCCGGACATCACCTGTTACCAGCTCGATAATTACCACCGTAGCAGTCACATCCTGATACTCGATAATAGCGTTGCCGTCTGCGTCCACAGTCCCTGTATCAACTGACTCCCTGCCGACCACATAGCCTTTCTGCTTTTTACATCCAAGCTGGTACTTGTACCCCTTCTTAATGTCTGTCTCTTCACCGGCGCTATCAAGAATAATGATGGTTGTTACGTTCGCTGCCACATCGGTTTCACTATCCACCGCCGACAATGTTCTATTTCCCAGAAGAGCAATAATCGTCAGTTTGCTTTTGTCTGCGTTCTCCCTGAGACCTCCAGGAACAATTTCATAGATACTTTCATTGGCTAATTTAGCCTTTGCATAGTTAATCATGATGTATTTTTTCTCCCTTCTATGCATAAAAATAAGACCTTATAAAAGATCAGTTGATAAAGTAATCTTGGTTTTAAATATTTAAAGTAGCAATTTAGCCGATAAGCTGCTTATAAAAAATGATGGTCTATGGTCAGGTAAAAACAACGCTGACGATTATAGAAACCACAACATAATATTTTACTGTAATCCTGCACAGGGTAATCTAACCGCCTATAATTTCCCGGTAAATGAGACCGGTGTTTTTAAAAGCGTTGTGTGTAATCAATTTTCCACGCAGACATACGTTACTATCAGTAACGCCCTATATCAGCGCATCGCTGCTGATAACTCATCGGCTTTTAGCGCATGGGAGCTTAAATGATTATTAGCGGTAATAAACGACAAAGCTGAAAGCTGATTTATTATCTGCTGCGTTTATAAAAACAGAATTTATTGCAATTGTATTGGTGATGGCTATAACTATTTTTACATCCCAACCAGTTGCGTCACGACCACAACCAGTCATCCAATTACCAGTGTTTTTACCAATCTCTGCTTTTAATATATTGACACCACATGTATATGCGTAATCCGAAGTACGGTAAATCTTAATCATCAACTCATTATATTTTTCAGGTAACGGGCAAGTATCTGTGGCCTTGTATGTACCATTTAATTTCCATTCTAAATTGCTACTTAACTCATTTGCTACTTCCGTCAAATTAGCTCCGGCGGTCAATTCTGTCCCCATTCCAATCCGTTCAACCAATGTATGAATATACGCCTGTGTTGGTACTTTTTCCGAACTGTTTCCATCAATACTTGTTAGCATATTCTTCAGCAAAGCATTCTGGTCGAGGCTCATTGTAATAGCAATTGCCTTGGATACCTTTCCCAGCACAGATGCAATTGCCTCACCAGCAATAATATTTGCCAACTCTGTTGCCTGTGTAAAGGTCGTATCAACATCAATGCTTCCATCTGCTCCCACTTTAATATCGTCACTTCCCTTTACAATTCCAACGGTTGATTGTGTAGCCTTTTTTACAGATAAAGAAGCATTTGCATCTACCTCTGTAGTCACACCATCAGGCTTCACCACGCCGGCAATATCAACCGTCGCCTTACTTGCACCTTTTGCAGATATCTGCCAATAGGCTGTATCCGTAGGCAACATACCAACAGGAGGCTTTACCTTTGCAACGTAGCTACTCCCGTCCAGCTCAACCAAGTTTCCCACATCGTAATCTTTTGAATCCTCCCATGTCCCCATAGGAACCACTGCAATCGTTCCATATTCTACAGCCATTATACTGTCGCCTCCGTTTCTCCATAAAATTTGCCGTTTTCAATCCAAAAACGCATTCCTTGTGCTGCCTTATCACTCATCAATTTACCAGTTGTGAAATCTATATAAAATCGCGGAATAACTAAATCAGCTGTAGCCTCGACTTCTGCCTTAATTGATTTACATTGCTGATAATACCAACCAGCATTGTCTTGTGTATCTTCCGCTATCACGCCACCAACAGCATACCGCTTAGAAAGTAATGCGCTATCTGATGCCGCCTGTGCTTGTTCAATCGCATTTGATTCACTGGTTGAAGCAGCTTGGGCTTTCTCCGTTGCCACCTGGGCCTGCTGAGTTGCCACTTCCGCCTTTTGTGTTGCTATCTGAGCGTCAGCCGCTGCATTATTTGCAGAAGCTGAAGCATTGGTCGCTTTCTGGGTAGCAATCACTGCCTGCTCCGTGGCCGTTTCTGCCTTTTCAGTCACCATATGTGCGTTTGTTGTAGATTCCGCCGCATATACTTTTGCCTGTTCATAGTAATATTTAGCGTTGTCTATTTCGCTTCCCTCAAACTCAGCATCTCCTTTGGCATACCGTTTCGCAAATTTCTGATACTGTAAAGCAGAATCACGGGCTGATTGGGCGTCCAACATATACTGGCGAAATTCTCCTTGAATTGCCGCATCCAATTTATCCATTGTCACGGAACCGTCAATAATCTCCGCAGTTACTACACGAGCCTTCATCGACATTGAAATGGTTGCCGTGCTGGAGAAAGTGTTGACGAATTTGGTCAAATCAACTTCCTTGGTTGTACCATCTGCTAGAGTCAAAATCAGAACATTATCATCTGTAATATCGAAATTAGCGATTACCTTCTCAATGTCCAAATCGTATGTGGTAACAGTTCCATTTTGTTGGGTAACGGTAATAACGCCTGTTTTAGCGTCTACCACAATTGAACGCACCAGGAGGTTCACCAGCGATAATTCCGCCTTTTTAGAATCCAGCTGAACAATCCGGTTATCCGCCTCTTTTATACCATTTTCCGCATGGGATAGATTCTTCCGGTTTATGGGGGTTTTCTGTGACGGAAGATTTTGCCAATCTGTTATTTCATAGAACGGTTGATATGCCATTATCCATCACTCTCCTTTTCCGCCTGTTTTATGTAGTCTTTAATAGGTTTCCCTGATTCTAGTATACTGGCTAAAAGTCCAATCTTTCGTGCTGCCGCTATGCCTTTACATTCAAGACTATCAATAAAACCAACAATGGTCTCTATGTCCTTTTTTCGATATACAACTAATTCTTCACTTTTTTTCATATCCATTTGTCCACCTCAAATCCAGATACTGCACTGCTCCAGTAAGAATTGCTACATAGTTACCATATGGCAATGTATACATTCCTTGCCTTTCACTGTATCCGACCAATGTATAATCAAGCCCTAATTCCAACAATACCGTTTTCACATCTTGCGCAATGAACCCTACGCTATGAATATCACTGCCTATAAGCTTATAGGCTACCGGTTGCAATCTGGAGATAATTTCATAACATTCCTTAGGACTGATTTTTTGAATATTCTCCTTACATCTTCCATCTGAAATATACTGCCAATCAGCGCCATATACTGTACCAGTACAATATATACCCTTTGCATTAACATCTTCAAAAGAGCCTGTGTCTGCCTCTACTTCTCCATTACACACAATTCCTCTTTCTGCATATATAATTCCTGTTGCATTGAACGTTGCAGCCTTTATTATCGCGTCCGTGGCTTCAACAATTCCAGATGTATTGACCTTGAACTTCCCATTACCAATATTGATGCTACCACCAACAAAGGAAGCACCATTAATATTGCCTGAAAAGTTAGCATTACCACTTTCATCAACCGTTAAATTGTTTGCAGTAATGATAAAATTCCCTGTAGTTAACTCTATCCTATTTCCAGTTATTTTCAGTTCTGAATTCAGTTGGCTTGTAACTTCACCTTTTGAAACTTTCTCGTCAACACGCAGAGCTATTTCATCAGCCTTTACAGATAAAGAGGCTTCTGCGTCCTGTGCACGCTTAACTTCAGCAGTGATTTCATTAGATACCACTTTGAATTGAGCTTCAGCATATTCTTTTAAGTCGGTTACTTTAACCGATACTTCCTCGACTGATTTTTTTATTACAGCTGCTTTTCCCTCTAGCTGAATAATCTCTGAACGAATACCTGAGGTTTCTTCCAGTTCAAGGCTTCCTTTAGCTTCATAGGTATCCATCATTCCTTGTATACCTTTTAACGTCCGCTTTAGGCAATAGGTTTCAATTACATCATCTGTCGTATAACAGACAATACCATCCCCTACTTCAACCCAAGGAAGTGCTGGACCAGCTATTTTACATGGTCTATACAAGCGCCCACTTATCTGGGTATAAACAACATCTGCAATTTCATTTAATTCTTCACTTGATTTACCATATACCAGAAAATTCCCTTGCACTACATAGCAATTTGTACCCTCCTCATGCGACCATCCACCAACATCGCCCTCCTCTTGACGTATCTGGACCTTATCAATCGGCCTCACTGTATAATCTTCATAACTGGTTTCTGACTGTTTATAAAAAGATAGTGTCTCTCCCTGCGACATCTGGGATGGAAATAAATCCTCATCCGGAAATAAATCTTCAGCAGGGAATAGACTTGCATTCTCAAGTGAAACGTATTTTACTCTCCCTGTCTTATCTACCTGTCCGAAACGCCCATTAATTTCACATATGGCCTGTAACACTTTCAATCCACTCAATTGCTCCGGCTCAATTGTCTTTGTAATTGACATGTCATCAAGTGGTAAAGACACATCAACCTGCCCAATTCCGATATGCCCGCATAATGAATCCCTGAAAGATTTTAGCGTCATTGGGAAAGTCAGTCCTTGATACCATGAAGCGACATCAGTTTGAAATTTTCTCATTCGATTGTAGGCGGTGATTTTCTTTTTCCTGCGGTCCGATTCCAACCTTATAAAACTTTTTACCCGATAAATTCCCATGGCCATTTCGTATCCGCCAATTTCAACAGTGAACATGAATTCTTTGCCGGTAAGGTCAATCAATACATCTGCCACGGTGATTTCAAACTGTGTAGCATTACACTCTCCAAATTTCAAATCATCACTTTCACATAAGCCTTCAGTGATTGTCAATGCTTCTGTAAGCACCTGTTCATTATCTATCACATAACATGGTTCTTGGTCTATTGGAAACAATTCATCAGAAGGATACAGAGATTCATCCGGAAATAACAATTGTACATCTTCATTGTAAAAATACAATTTCAAATGTCTCTGTGTGTCCTTTGTTATGTTGTCAGCCTTAAATAAACTCTTTATGCTCTCCGGAATATCCAGCATTGATTATCACCACCTAATATTCTGTGAATGTCACCTTAATTGGTTTGTACAGAATCTCCTTTTTCTCTTCATCAACCATATAAAATTCATATGGTACATCGGCAATATAAAACGCCCCCGAAACATACGAGGACGTATTGGGATTCCAATATTCGACTTCACATCTCACCCTACTGTCATGCGGTAAGAAGGTATTTAGTATTTCTATATCTTTCAAATACAAAGCAATTGTTGTGAATTCTATTGATGTAGCAGTATGCGGAAGAGCATTTCGATGAAGTTCTCCATTCGCATCCCTATATGGGTCTAAATCCATTATTTGGTCTGGAGTGATTTTTAAGGATTCAGCCGCAATAAGTCTGGTAGGAAACGCTATTCCATTTATTTTTAATAGCCATCCTTCAAAAGCCATAATCATCCCCTCTTCACAAACAAAAACACCCAGGATTGCCCAGGTGTTATCATACTTCTCTCACTATAAATTTTACCACATATTTTTATGAAAATTATGAAACTTCTTTATAATAGAAATATTCTGACAATCCCTTTGACATGTCTAAGAATGACATTTTAGGGGGATAATCGCTGGTCTACTGCATGATATAGGACATTATCAGTTTTTGCATTTTCCAATGATTGCTTTACTATCGTTAATGGAGCAAAATCAACTGCCGGTTCCTTTTTAATTCTGATGTCTTTCATGTTTTTAATTCAAGATATCTAAGCATATTCAGTTATTGTTGCATGACTATATATGTTTTTTTTGTTTTAGTCAGATTATATACGAATAATTCTCGCATCTATACAATATTTTTCAAACATGTAAAACTCTTCTTATTCTTTCTTATTCTTATTATTGATTACACCGCCCTATTTACAGTAAAATTCATACATCTTATTTACAAATAATACTTTATCAGGGAGGCGCATCAATGATAATACTTATTTTAGGGTTGGCCTTAATAGTTTTAATTCTAATTACTATACTCTGTGCCCTTAGAAGTTCTGATATAACCGAATTGGAAATAAATGTAGTTCGTCCATGGAAATTTTCAATAAAATTCAAAAAGAAGATGACTCCAAAGAATTTACCCAGAAAATGAATTAAACTCGGTTAAAGTAGCAATTTAGAATCATTAGAGGTCCAAATATCTAACCAATGGACTGAAATTTTTAGAGGTTTACCTAATCAAGTATCTAATATTGATTTATCCGCATATACAGAATTCCGTATGCTTTTATACGCATCTACAATAATAGGTGGTTGGCGTGTTTTCCCGGTCAACAGCCCCGGAACTTATGTAAGCATTAATTATTATCAGTCGGCCGGTGTGAACTACGAAGCAACGTTTAACTTAATTGATGGCATCTTAGGATATAAAACTTTTACGGGTAATACTTGGGGTGGTACTACATTTACATTGATTATTCAAGCAAAATAATCATTATGTAGAATATGGAACAAGGCGAGTTCGTGATGTAAAGTAAGCATTACTGGATGCACCTAGTTCAACTATATCCCCTTGTTTAACCTGTGCCGAAAAAACGATAGCACCATTTGTTGAAGAGGACGCACCATTATCTCTCCAGTTGGCAAGCATGACCCCTGAAATCGATGCCGATACACTTCCACTACTTGATATACTTGATGCCACAAGATATAACATACCATCGACAGGGATAGTGTATGTTGTATTACTTATTACATTAGCAGCAAAGGGCTGTAAAGCATTTGTGTAATCAAGCTTTCCGTATTTAGGTTGCCTAACCAACTCTTCTAAATTGCTACTTATCATAAAATAAACATTGGGTAACAAAGAAAGAGCCAGCGTTTAAATCTGAGATTCATTGAGGCCGCCCTGATGCATGATATGAAAAAATCGAATAATGACAGTCCCGGCTTACAAGGCATTTTGGCAGAAATACAGGCACTGGAACAGACCAGGGTAAAAGCATAGCGAAGAAAAGAACGTCCTTCATTGAGGGGCGTTCTTTTTGAGTAGGGGTGATAGCCTGGCACCCCATTAACGAATCAGACTACTTCTTTGCTTCAATTAAATCTCCTCAGAATTATTTAAGTTGTAGCTGTATTTTGCCCCCTAAAACCACTTCCACCGTACAGCCATCTTCAAGTCGTACATTCGCATATATTGTTTCCCCTGGCTTGATTCTCTCACTAACGATGTCCCCGTAACTTTTGCCCGGACTATTCACATAAACGCTTCCTTCCTCAATGCCAACAATATCATATTTTCCAGCTGGGATATCTTCTCCTACCACATACATCCCCGTTATCAATTGAATGGGTTCTGTATTTTCACTATTTTTATCTACATGTTCAACAATTTCCTCTGAATTAGTGATAGATAATGACAAATCATTTTCTGATTTTGAAAGTAACTCTTCAATATGCAGAACTGCTTCTTCAATATCAACATTTCCTTGAGCCATTAATGCTTCTGCTATAAGAAATCCTTGCTCACCTATTTCATGTCCCTTAGTCCCAGTATCATAATGTGTATAGAAATACCCTATTGCTAAAAGGAATTTATTAAACTCATCACTATTATTCCATGTTTCTTCTGTTAAAACCCTAACGTAAGGTAATGATGCAATCAAATTATCATAGTACATTTGTTTTTCTATGTCTGTACTTCCGAGATTCTTTGCAGAGTCAATAATATTCTGTTTAAACCCTTCGAACAACTCATTTATGCCATCAGATTCTTTTATAATTTCCGCATTATTATCCTGTATCAAAATACTTTCCTTAAAACTTTCATATTCAGCAATGTAATCTTTTTTAGAACCTGCATCAACATAAAAGGCAAACACATAAATGTTTCCACTGTGGCAGAATGTCAGTATTTTAATGTCCATGTTCTTCTTACCAACAGTTACTTTTGCCAAAAATTCAATCGCTTCCGTTTCTGAAACATCTATCATATTTATCCGTTCTTCTTCGCATTGGTCAAAACCACTCTTTAGCCCGTTAACATATCCTTCTGCCCCTTCTATTAACTCATTATTGGTAAAGTCAATCTCCGAATGCTGTGTGGAAAACATTAGTTTATCATCGTAATAGTACGTAAATTCGCCATTTTCTTTTACATCTTTTTCCCAATCAGACGGAATTTGGAATTGTACTTCTCCTAGTGTTTTTACAACCAATTCATCCGTATCATACAAATTCCTTGGGGATTGCTCTATTTCCTTCTCTGTTTCTTTTGCCTTTGCCCCATCTGTGACTTGCATGGTAGATTCATATGTGCTTTGCGATTTATTTTCGCATCCTACCAGCACCATACAGCACATTAACACCATAGTTAACTTTTTCAATATAATCCCCTCCCTTTTTATAATAATGTAACTATATCATGTGGGGAGGGGTTTTTCAATATTCCATCAATCTATTCCTTTAAATCCTGTTTTCCCTGTTCTATTATACCGCTGTGCCACTCCCCTGCATGTAGCATTGTAAATACCAGTTTCATCAATCACAGGCTTCTCAACAAGTTGTTCAAGCAAATCGTTATTACGCCTTAATTCATAAAGCAATTCCGCATTGGAACCCTTTAAGCTTGCCGTTATTTCTGTTGTATAATCTATGCTCATTGAACCAGGACTGAAATTCGGCACGGATACCTGTGGTGCCATAGCGTATTGATTTAATAAATCATTTCCCAATGTATAAGTAAAATCAGACCCCGGGAGTGCTATGCTGTATCCGTTCAATACAGATTTCATAGAATCTATCCAATGTTCTATCATTGGCACGGTTTTGTCCATTTCAGCACTAAACTCATCGTTAAATCCAATACCAGCAAATGCACCAAACTGTCCCATAATTTTGGAAGGGCTATGTTCATCCAATCCCTTCTTTCCAGTTACAGTTTCCTTTATTTCATCAACTTTTCTTCCAAGCCATGAATCATCCCACCAGTCCTTCATTCCCTGCCAGAATCCCTTACTTGCATTGGCTCCAGCATCATAAAGAGAACCAACACTTTTATCATTTGGATTAAACTCATTATTCATGGTAGTTTTTGCTGCACCAGCAAGATTTTTAGTTTCATTCTCTACTGTACTTTGACCACTTTTTATTCCTTCAGCCAGACTATCAGCCCCATCAATTCCAAGCGTCTTAAATTTTTCAATAAGTCCAGGGCGCTCTGATTCTTCTGCTGATGAAATTTGTGCCAATAACTCAACTGCTTTAGCCTGTACTTCGGCGTTTGTTTTTGAATCACCCAACTGTTCTATCAGTGCTTCAGGAACTTTAATTCCCAATCCGACAAATAATTCGATTAAGCTACCTTCGGTCAAACTATGCCCATTTTGTATTCTGGCGAGTAAATCCATTGTTGATTTCTGCACTATGACTTCTTTTACCGAAAAGTTCTTTACTATTGCATCAGGTAAATCATAACCAATTTGCTCAAACAATGACTTTAATTCCGGTATCTGGACTTCAGTACCGCTTTGGATTTGCATAAGCATCTTTGTAACTTCCGCTTGGGCCTCAGGTTCCATTTCAGCAATAGCATTCGCTAATTCTTTTGGCAATGATAATCCTAAACTCTTAAAAACACTCTGCACTTCATCTCCAGATGCTTGAACACCTTCTGCCAAAGATTTAAAGAATTCTTGAATTGGAGTAATATCAAAGTTTTCATCCAAAGCTAAATTCTGCATAAAATCATCCGTTAATGTTAAATCCAAATTAGAGAATTCCGTATTCAAGTCTCGTAAGGATTGTTTATACTCGTCTGTAGCCATTTTATCTGCCTTTTTTGTTTCTATAGCTTCTTTTTCCTTTTGCGTACATTCATCAATAGTACCTTTTGTGAAATCCAACTGATAATTTGCCTTATCCAGCGTATCTTGCGCGTTCTGCACTATAGAATCATATTCTGACGTAGTGCTAGTTAATTCATCTAACATTTTATCAACTGCTCTTCCATTTATAGCACTCTCGCCAAACCAATATTGTAACTGTTTTGTGCTTCCATTAACATCAAATACTTGCTCTTTCAAATCTTTTATAGCTTCGATATCTCCTGCTTTTATTAGTTCTTTAACCGTATCAGACAATTGCGGATTTTTTACAATAATATCATCAAGGGTTTTCTGATATTCCTCCTGTGCTTTATTCACATTCATTTGCGCTTCATACTGGTCTTTATACGCTTGGACCAGATATTCTTGTGCTGCCTGCTTCTGTGCAAGGCTTTCATATCCCTGAATCACTGCATCCAATGACTCTTTCTGAATATCTAAATATCCTGTTTCATCATCAATATATTTACTTAAATCAGGAATAATATCAACAAGGTCTGCTGATACGTTCTTTAACCGTTCTTTTTCATCCGCACTTAAAGAAGCTTTATCTGACAGCTCATTGTACTCTTTTGCCAAATCACGGGCTATCTGAGATTCTGCCACGCCAGCTGTTTCAATTGCATTTTTTGTGTTATCCAGACTTGTGTTAATCTGATTTGTTTTCTGAGAAACCTCATCATTTAAATCACTAATAGCCTGGGAAAACTGACCTATTGCTGAACTTTTAGCCGCCTCATCAGTAACCCGCATAATACGCTGTGCAATCAGCAAAATCCCACCAGCAATTGCAGTAAAGGCAATTCCGCCTAATTTGGCTGGTCCAAGAGCATAGGTTAAACCATCTATAATGCTACCCGTTTCGGCTGCTTCCAACATTATTACACCAAACGTTTGAAATGCACTTGAAAGCGGTTTTAGTGCAGCAGTTATCCCAGTCATTATTGATGTTACACCACTATATGTTTTCCAAACCATAAAAAAGCTCAAAAAGGTTGTGGTTAATCCTGAAATTACAGAAACAGGTATCGCATTTAACACATTTGCCATGAAATCAAATGCCTTTCCTATTCCATTGACCAACGTTTCAAGCGTCGGTGATACAATTGGAGTAATCCCTTTGATGAAGTTGATGAGTCCCTGCCCAATACCAGAAGCAAATTTCCCAAGCGCCGAGGCCAGATTTTTAAATCCTGAAGCTAAAACAGACCAATTCACATCAATCACGCCGAACTTATCTAGGGCAATGACAATTCCAGCAATCCCACCGGCAATCGCAACATACTTCATAGGGCCTATGAGTCTAAAAAGTTTTTGCAATGGACTATAGATGTTTTTTACACCTTTAACCGCTGCATCTATAGTCTTGAATCCCATAATTCCGGTCGCAACTATGCCAAGAGCATAACCTATCTTTTCGGCTGTCCCAGGGTCAATATTCCTCAATGCGTCTGCCACACTGTTTATACCATTAGGAACTGTGAAGTTAATAAAATCTGCACCTACAGACAGTAAATCTCCAAAAAAGTCAATAAGCCCTTCCCCTACCTTCATAGAAAACGGAGCCAACGCCTGCCAAAAGTTTCGCAAAGCATCATTAATCGCCGGAAAATCAATCTTCATCAAAAAGGCATTTATATTGTCAATGAGCATAGGAAGTCCGGTGCCAAGGGTCCATTTGCCTATAGGAACCAGAAATTCATTCCAAAAATCTTTTAGGGCAGTCCATGTAAAATCTCCCAGACGGGCAAGCCCTTCATTCCAGAGTCTCTTTAAAGATTCCCTAGTCGGCTCAGCAGCTTCCCAAATACGTTGAAAAGCCCTTGTGATTTTATCAGCCAATTCTTGAGCTGAGTTCTCCATATTCGCAAATGCATTGTCCCATGCCAACTGATATTCAGCGAATGCATCTGCAAACGCATCGTCCAGAAGGCCACCGGCGCCGCCTCCAGAACCACTGCCACCGCTTCCAGAATCTTTTTGTGAATTAATAACATTCAGTTTATCAAATCCCTGGAGATTGTCTGCCATCTTCTTTGTGTTCTTTGCCGCATCGCCTGTGCTATCTGCAATACCACCAGCTGCATCCTCCATATCTCCAAAATCTGTTGCAGCTGAACCTATAGAAGAACTGAAACCTCCTATCTTTATTCCCAACAAACCGCCTATCCAAGAAAACAATCTTTGTATGGCGATGACCAGCGCATTTATGTATGGAAGAACTTTTGACACTATTGGTAGAAGTAAATTGCCTATAGTTCTAGCTAAATTCGCAAAATTGGCCTGTAATAAGCGTAACTGGTTTGCCGGTTGTCCTATCGTAGACGCCATATCTCCCCAGGCATATTTTGTAGATTGGAGCAAAATAATAGTCCGCAGAAGTGCTTTATCCTGCTGTCCCAGTTTTGCTATTTTAGCATCTATGCCTAACTCATATAGTTTCTCCTGTAGGTTCACATTACGAATATTAACACCGTACTTATCCAAAGTTCGGCTCATACCAACCATGCCAGATGCCATATCCTGCCATACATCCTCAAATTTCAGGTTCTTCACAGAGGCTAAATCTGCACCAATCATAGTCAAAGCATTGGACAATTTTAGAGCTGTCTCAGAAGCCACGCCCATGGATGAGGCCATCTGCCCAAACGTTGCCTGATAATTCATAAGCCTTTCCGGGTCAAGTCCAAGACTAGGCATTCCGGTTGCTATTAAATTCCCATAAGCATCAGGTTGAAATCCTGTCATTTTACCTGTCAAGGCTTTTGCTCTCTCGCTGAAAGATTTAGCATAAGCTTCAGCAGACTCATAACCAGCCTTTTTCCATTCACCTGCCGCGTTTCCTGCAACTTGTCCCCATGCAGCGTCAAAGTAATTCAATGTTTCTATATAATCCATGGATGATTCTGTAGCTTTCCACAATGCTTTGGCCCCACGAATCAACAAGAAACACTTAGCATAGAACATACCTATTTGAGAAACTAAACCTTTTGTAGCTTTGGTCGCTTTACTTGCGCTACTGGAATATAAGTTTAAACCTCGGTACATCGCCGTCGAGGCACTGCTAACTCTTGAACCATTTCCGGCCAGGCTTGCCAGAGCGGTTGTCATTTGTATAAGATTCTGGCTTACTGCTGGTGCATGGGACAATGTTGCCATTAATTGACTCAAAGCTACACCAAGCGCCTGAATATTTGGAATTGCTGTGGTAGCCGACTTACCCCCTAATTTTGTTATAGAAGAAACCAGATTAGCTAAACCAGTAGTATCAAAATTAAGCGCACCTATCCCGTTCATACCACTCACAAAACGTAGCATCTGGTCTTTAATCGGTTTTAAATTCATTGCCGCCTGTGTTGCCTTAGCTCCCCCAAGCCTAGTTATATTACCTACAAAGCTATTTAGTCCTGTAAAATCGAATGTAACGCCTCCCACGGTATTCATATCCATAATAAAAGCCCGCAGAACAGCTGAAAGTTGCGGAAGGTTTTTTACAGACTGTGTAGCATTTATGCTCCCAAGTCGGCTCACGCTGTTTACCAACGTTACCAGTCCATTTGCATCAAAAGTTAGACCTCCAACGCTATTCATTCCAGTAATAAAATCTTTCATACTGGTTTTCAAAAACTCCAAATTTTGTGTTGCTTCTGTGACTGTTGCTCTCCCCAGTTTAGATATGGCATTTGCTATATTCGAAATCCCATCAGAATCCACATGAATATCATTAAGCCCCATCATATTAGCTGTAAACGTAGACATGGCCTGAGCCGTCGCTGCAACCCCCTGGGCATCTACTGTTGCCAGCTTATTCATTCCAGTCGTAACTCTACTAAAATCTGCCGTCTTAGTTCTGTTATTAAAATTCTGAATAGAAGCCGATATCTGATTTATTCCGGACGCAATATTGCTCACATTGGACATTTCCAGGCCAGTAATTGTGGACTGGAGTTTCATCATTTGTGCAATAAATTTATCTAGTTTAGCATCTGCACTTTGTGTACTGGCATCTATCTGGACCTTTAAATCATCAATCACATCTGACATAGTATTCACCTACCTTTTCTGAATATTAAAAAAGGCGGGTGACTGCACATCACTCGCCCTTTGGTTTACAAATTATCAGATTATTTCTCTGTCATTCACTGACAGTGGATAAATGAGCAAATAGGATATGACTCCTACTTGCCCTTATTCTCAGATTCCATTGAATTAAAGAAATTCATAAATTGTTCTAAAGCTTTCTCTTCTTCCTCTTGCTTTTCTTCTGGAGTCAACGGAGTCACTCTGACTGGTTTTTCTGGGTATTTTCCCTTTCTCCTACGTTTGACGAATGGCATTGCATTACATACTGTGGCATCTAATGCAGCAGCAACATATTGACCCATTAGCCACATTTCGTCACTACGTTCCTGTTGTCTCTGTCCATACGCTTTAATAAACGGCATCATTTTGGTAGGATTGAGATGCCAAAACGTCGCATAGGGCACTCCTACCTTAATCCCCAGCGGAAGATAATGCTCCCAAATTATTTTGTGGAAGTTGACTTCCTCTTTCGGTCTGTCGGAACTTTCGGCAATGTGGACTGTTCTGTCTCCTTTTCTGCTTCCTTGATTGCCTTCGCCATTGATTCGGACATGTCCTTCAGATATCTGTCCAGTCCGGTCAATTTGAAAAAACCATCTTCCTCCATGCATTCCTTCAAGAATTCATACATTCCGAAATAAGATGCACGGTCATCGTCTGGATTTTCCTTTACAAACTGTTTAAACAGCTGTCTTGCTGCCTTTTCATCTTCAACAGGATTATTTTCCAGTAAACCCGCATAAAAGCAAGTAATGGACAGGGACGCCATATCAGAAAACATATCCGCTGTGCTGTCCATCATCGCCTCTGCCATTTCAGCCTTTTTATCTGTTCCAGTAATTCCACGCTTCATAATGTAGCCACCAGAAACCACTTTAAACACTTTGTCCACGCAGGCCTTATATTCTGCCGCTTCAAAGGAAAACTCCACTTTATATTCATTTCCGCCAATCGTTAATATTCTCATTACAAATTACCTCCCTATTTCTTTTTATGCCGGTGTGTCTACTTTTTCTGTTGGTTCAATCGGTTCAGCCCAGCCAATTTCTCCAGTCGGAGTTACGGATACTGTAGTATCCCAGGCATTGTCTACATCAGTAGCCGACCAACCAAGACTTGACGGAGTACAAGTAAAGAAAAATGCCTCAGTCAACCCGGGATGAAAAAATTCCATCCACATACGCTTACCGGATGACTTTACGCTCTCATATTCAGCACAAATCCCCTTCCACATCTCACGGAAACCATCGGACATGCCAAACGTGATTGCAAGTGCTCCACCTGGGTCTTTCAGTCCGTCAATGTATCGTTTCCAAATAGTATCATTAAGAGATGTCACGTCGTAGGTTGCAGTTTCCGGGTTGAAATCCGGTATTGATTTAGGATTTGGCAGGTCGATAAACGCTGTTGGTTTTGTACCTGCGGTTGCCTCAATCGCATACCCAACATGAATTCCTGCTGTGGAAAGGTCCACAAAATTTTTTGCCATAGCTTTATATCCTCCTTGTAATTTCACATAAAAAAAGAACCTCACCATTTTTTTGTAAGGCCCATAGCTTATTTAGTTTTTATATGATATCGCCTTCGCAATAGGTTCTTTTAAACCTTGCCCGCCAGCAATATGCTTCTGTTGTACTAGCTCGGTCAACTTCTATCGGGCCATAGTTCATCGTAAATCCCATCTGGCGCATGAGCTCTGCCGTATGAAAAATTAACTGACGTGCTTTTGTGGCAGACGTGGAATCGTAAATAGTAATCTCAAAACTGGCTAATATGGCACACTGCTTGTTTTGAAGAGAAGTGCTGGTTGTGGGTTCACCCAATGTTTTTATATATAAATATGGAAATGCTGGAGGGGTGTCATTCCGGGTGGTTCCGCTTCCTTTTAAATGTTTCTTCAATGTTTCATCATTCACCAGTCTGGAGTAGACCAGTGAGGAAATGTCAATCATCCACCAAACACCTCCTTTACAATCGCCACCACCTGCTGACGGATAGCTACCGAAGCGTTATACATTGGCATGGTTGCCTTTGTACCATGCGTATAATGCCACTTCTCGTCCTCTCCCCAGTAATACCAACCATCCTCAAAAGCGTGAATCTGTCCAGGGAATGTACCGACACCGTAGCCCATCTCACCAGCTTTGGGGTTATCCGATGGATTGTAATGCACACCAGCCCCGAACTCAACTAGGAGTAAAGTATTCACCGTTCCATAGTCATTCGATTTTGTATGACCAGCGGCAATCAACATAGCCTTACAGCCATCAGCCCGCGACTCCATCTGAATCCGTAGGGTAATGGTCTTTCCTAAAGGCGATTCGCTTACTGCCGTCTGTGCCACAATCAATCCGGCTTCTGCCAATTGCTGGCACAATAATTCAGTCTTACGGTGCAAATCCTTCTTGTAGTCTTGCAACTGGTCTATAATACTCTGGACACCTTTTGAGGACAGGTTGCCCCGGATGACTCTCTTAGCCATATCGACACCTACTCAGGCAGCGGAGACAACGGCAGAACCTTGTCATAAGTCTTCTCAAAAATATCCGGCTTACATGGGTACAATTCTCCGTTTACACCCTGGATAATGTAATCACCTACACTAGCATGATGCACGCCTTCAAGTGTCTTGATAAACAATTCCACCGGAGGCGAATCACAATCCATGCTGTCGTAATACATTACACCATCACTAAAGGCCTTTACTGCCCATTCCGGCACGTACCATTCGCCGTCTTTTCCTTTTAAATCACCATCATATTGAAATGCTTCAATTTCAACTGGCTTCTTTCTAAACTTAGCCATGCTCCGTTCCCTCCGTAATCTTCTTAATCGCATACAGCGCCGAATTTAAGGACTTTGCAACCTTGACAACCTTATAATCGGCGGAGTTCGCCAGATTGCCGTCAACGTCAAATTCCGGCTTCTTATCTACAAACAGCACTGACAGTTCATCAATCGGCAAATCCATATCGCAGGTAACCATCGTCTTATCGTATGACAGGTCAATGCCAAATGGGTCACTATTCGCCTCACCTCTTGCGGCAGACACATTCGCCCGAAACTCCTCAGGGTCAGCATAGCCAACCTTTGTTTCGCCGGTCAGCAATGGCTCACCTGTAACTGGGTCTCTAACGATGTTGCCGTCCAAATCAGTCTCATAGACCGGAATGTTACTGACGTAGAGCTGGTAGTATAAAGTTTTCTGATTGCGTTTTAATCCTCGCATTACTCAACCATCACCCAATCCTCTGCCAGCACATCACGAATGGACGGAACCCACATGGCATGAGAACCATCAACCGTGTTAATCTGTAAATATGGCTCGCAGCGGAAAAGTTCGCCCTCTTTCAGTCCCCATGCCTTGGCGGTCTGCTTGTTGCACGGGATTCCATCTGGATAACCTTTCTGATAGACCACGAACAAGTTTTTGCCATTCCAGCCTTTACGGGTGACACGCTGACCGCGCTTTAACCTAGATACCGCCTCTCCAAATGTAAAGGTTGACACATCAAGTCCCGTAATGGAATCTCCATCAACAATTTCCCAATCATTAGCCATCATGTGGTCGATATCAACAAAGATACACTCGGTTTCCATAAAAGGGACTTTGGAGCCATCTTTACAATACATAACAATAGTTCCTTCCTCCTTACGCCAGAATCCATTCCATGATAGTCTTTTTATATCTGCGCCCTGTTTCAGCGCCTCATAGGCTTCTTTAAAAAACATACTTTGCCTCCACTTTCTTTTACCAGTTTTTTGAAATACTTTTGAGTTAGAATAATATTGCGTCCGCACGGCGGCAAACCATTCTCTGTATATGTTGGCACGCACCCACAGCTCAAATCGAAATATTCACAGTTTCTGCATTTATCGTTACCTTCATCTACTGGCAACATGATATTTACCTCCACTTCTTCCCCCATTTAAAAATGTGCTTGCCCACCACCATTATCTGCACATACCCTGCGCCCATCCGGGGAGGTATCGGATAGACACGCACCGTCTTAAAGGAGAGTTACCTTACTTTATTCATCTGCCTCGACCACTTCGTCAGGATGTTCCTCCGCCCACTTATCGCATTCAGCTTCAAATGTAGTACCAGGGAATGTTTTCCAGCCCCGCGCTGCACAATACGGACAGTCATCCGAATGTGTCTTTCCTGTTCCTGGTCCATACTCCGCCATATGTGTCTTGTAATCTGTTTCCTCTTTCGGGTTCTCAAAATGAATTTTTCTGTTCTTGTAATCGTAAATCATAGTCAAAATCCTCCTTGAATGGTTTATAAGATTTTTGCCATGGGTACAACATCAAAATAGATATCGTCCTCTTTTTCATAGGCACGGCTGATTCCATTCTCACTGTGAGAACTTTCACCATCAGCCCCTTGTTTCGCCCAATAGTAAACAGCGGCGGCAAATATCGTGTCCCGATACCGCTCAACCGCTGTCTCTTTCTCCGTGCCCGTGTATCCAAACGGATACCGCTTCGCACAAACTCTTCTAATTGCTCTCTGAATTAAGATGAGCAGAACCGGATTGTCGGCTTCGCTCACTTCATCGCCAAGATATGTAACCATATCAGCCAGAATCTCCGCTTCCACTCATTTCACCTCGCTATCCTTGCTGTGCCAAAAACTCCCTTATAACATCAGCCTTTATGACTTTAGTAATGCTATACCCTAAGTCAGAAGCCAAAGCCTTAATCTGTGCAACTGTCATTTCTGACAAATCACTTTCAGAGTAAACTACTGACTTATTTTTGTCCTCTATTTCCACAGATTCCACTGACCGGCTGTTAAGGGTATAGCCTGTCATTCCCCCGTCACGGTCACTGTCGCGATAACCATGCCATACGGGTCAGGTAAAACCGGAATAAACATACCTGATGCCTTCGTCCACTTTGCCACCGGGTCTTCTGTGGCCCACATGGTAACAGTGACAAACATCTTTTCAAATGCGGCCTGATATGCAGCGTATTCACCTTCCTCCGGTGTCGGACCCCAAAGTCCGGTACCAACACGTCCACCCATTCCTGCGCTGAAGAAGGTCACCTTATTCTCATCAAAATATCTCTGGTTTGCACGACTTCCATCTGCCTTAACGAACGCAAACTGCTCATCGCAGGTAAACAACGTCAAGCCGAACTCCTCAACCAAAGTCGCCCTCAGTTCAGCCATGGTTACCAGTTTACCAACATTAATCCCGCCGTAAATAGCGGTCTGCAAGGATTTGTTCTTCCGCATTCTCTGCACCTGGGTGTCAGAAGTAAGCATATAGTTGAAAATCTTACCCTGGTCTTTGCCGATTTTCACAGCTTTCTGAATATCGCCAAAGATATCATATTCTGGATTAGACCAATCACCAAATGTAATCTTCTGTTCGGTTGGCACACCAAAATCAATCGTCATATCAAGGCTGTTTTCCTTGATTTTCATAATGCCGCGGCTCATAACCTGCCCTTTGGCAATCTTGGTTCTGGTAACAACGCTTTCAGATAAGCGTCCCATGTCATCAAATACCCACCGAACCAAACCATCATCGTCTGGCACGCCGTTAGTAATGTACATCTGCAACTGCTCTGATTGGTTGATTTTTTCCTTGATGAACAGTTTTTCGGTCAGTACCTTCTCAAAAGTCGGCCTGCTTCCGATATGAGCCTCGGTATCCAGCGCATGAACATATGCCGGCGTCGGCAGATTCTGCCCCTGCATCAGGCGATAATACTCCGCTTTAAAATGCTGTGATTTCACATCAGGAAACAGCGTATCCAGCACGGTCGGTCTCGCAACCGTAAAATTCTGTGAGAAATTCAGCCTCTCTGTAACATTAATAGTATCTAATACATTAAATGGCATGTTGCACCTCCTTAAAATTCTACTTCCGGAGCATCAAGGAAAACAAATCCCGTGGCTTCCAGAGCGCTTTTTGCTTCTGCTTCCAGTGCTGTCTTTAAACGATTGGCATAAATCCGTCCAGCCTTAATCACAGAAGTCGGACGCTTCCCATCATCCGTTATATCAACAGTTTCAAATACAATGCCTGTAGCATTCGCATCATTAGATGGGAATACCGTTCCTGCATAAATCAGTTTCTTATCATCCACCTGGGTTGCCATAGCCTGAGTAACCATTTCAGTTTTCTGTACCAGGCCTACGGCACTTTCTAAAAAATTCGGCAGAGTATATCCCTGCACAACTTTCATGTAAGCCATCTCATATCCTCCTTAAAATGTTATTGTGGGAGCCTGAACCGGATTGGTCGCCGGTGCCGGCTGTGGGTTATGTTGCTGGGAATACTGTTTCGCATATTCAGCTGCTGCGCTCTTTTCTTCTCCGCCTCCGGCCGGGTCACCTTTTCCACCTGTCCCTGGATTTGGCGTGTTATTAAAGTTTTCATTCTTCCACTGCGTTTTGTTTTCTTCATCCCTCTTGGAAATCCCGTTGACAAAAGATTCAGCATTTGTTTTTGCCGTTTCCAGATCCAGTGCTGAAAGAGCACCAATTATTCCGGAAAATTCTTCTCCGGTCAGATTAGCTTTTGCAAAAATCCCTTCAACCGCCATCTGGGTAAGCTGCTTCTGTAAATCTGCTGCCCTTTGTTCTGCTGCCGCCCTTGCCTTCTGTTCTTTTTCAATTTCCGTAAGGTTCTGCTGCCCAATCTCATCCAGCTGCTTTTGGAGCTCCTCTGCCTTATCAGCTTCCTTCTTCCACTTATCTGCATCTTCCTGATACTTCTTAACCTCGCCATTATGCTGATTAAGATAGTTTGTCACCTGCTCATCTGTCGGCTCTGCAACTCCCAATGCAATTAAATTCTTTTTAGCCTGTTCTCTCGTCATGATTCTTCTCCTCTCTAATCCACGCTTTTGTTACCGCAGGTTGCGCCTGCCGGATTCTGCCATTTATCGGATGACTCCAAATTTTGATATAAAAAAAGAAAAGCCTATTCAGCTTCTCTTGTTTTAACTGTTTCAGTTTGCTTTGCTTTCAAAAGCCCCATTGCACGTTCTTTTTCAGCTTCAATGTCTATCTGCTCCTGGGTCTTAAAGATAGTATCCATATAAGGCTTACTTTGCGTCCACACTTTTTCTGGGTCTCCAAACAGACCGCAAACAGTAATCGCAATTAACGGATGTATCTTATTTTTCAACAGATAATCCAAAGCCTGCGCCTTAATCAACATATTGTCAGTAGAATTCCTTGTAATCTTCACATCAAAGTCCCTGACAGTTAACGGAACATCGTTTGTTGTTTGATTTATGATGTTCAAAACAATTCTGGCATGTTTTTTCTCTGCTTCAATCGTAAATGGTTCATCCAGTTTTGCCCGCTGTTCTGCAAAGTCCCATCCATTCCGAAGATATACCGCCTGTCCGGTATCGCCTCCTGTATTTTGTTGCCGGTCTGGCATACCATTAACGACAAGTACTTGTCTGTATACGTCATCCTTAGCCACTTGTGTCTGCTCCTGATTAAGTTCAGCAGTCATAAGTTTTACATCTGATTGCACACCTTGACCGGAATCCTTGACCTGTACTGCTCCCAAATCACACATTTCAATAAATTCATCTTTGCTAATCTCGCAGTTTTTGAAAAGCATAAATGCTTGAACAAACTGCTCAATGCCATTCATCCGGTCAGACTGCATTTTATTAATCTGGTCAAGAAGCGTAATCACAATCTCAATGTCGGAGAGCCTATCCGGATTATTCGGATATTCCACAATCGGGATGCCATCAAAGCCATTTATTTTTGTTTCAGTTACTCTCCCGCCTTTGATAACGAAATAATACTCTTCAGAATAGCACTGATAATACTGTTCGTCATTTTCATCTTTCAGAACCTGGATAGAGAGCATATCTGAATCGTCTTTAGCCGAATACACAACAATCGTATTCATCGGATTCGGAATATGAATGCGGAACGGCACAATATCGGTTGGCTTTCCTTTAAGCGCTACCTTGTAGGCAGTTCCAACGGCACTCTGAAAGTTTCCAAGCTTTATATCTCTGGCCTGCCGATGAGCGTCCTTCATATAATCATTCAGTTTATCCACAGCATCATTGATTATCTTATCTGTTTTCCTGCTGACATACTGTATCGGCTCCCCATATGTTTGACTGGTGCTGAAGCGAACAATCTCAAGCGCATGATTCTCACACGCCCTGTTATTGATGTCCGGCCTCACCTTCTTTTCCCGATAATGAATTGGCTGGTCGCCCTTATAGTAATCATAAAGATACCGTATCGCTGGCCGATTGTAATTTAAAACAGAAATAGCTTTACCGACAACGCCAACGACATTTTCTTTGGTAATTCTATCGACATTCGTATATGCAATTTTTCTACCAAAATGCCCCTGGCATAAATCTATAAAACTACTTTTGTTCATTCACTTTCACCTTCTCTGGCCAAAAAGTAATTCCACTAGAAGATTTCCTATCCTTTAGTGGTGTGTGTCTAGTTTTCCAGATTACTTTTTCTTTCTCATCATGTGATTTCTGTTTGTTATTTTCCATAATTTTTCCCACGAAAAAACACCCGGAGTTATCCAGGTGCTATACACAGTTTCTTCATTATAAATTCTACCACAGATTTTTATGAAATTTATGAAAGTTGCTTTTACAGTCAATATTTTTTAATCAGGCCCTATACGCATTATGCCAAAAAGTATAATATAGCAATTTAGGTAATATCAGTGATGATATTAACCCACTTAAGTCCAACTACGTTAGCCATATAAATGTAAATGTATTAAATAAGGTTAACCTAGTGTTGTGGGACGTCAACACAGCGGATACCCCGTTTAAAACAGGTAATACTGTTTATGGTAATGGCTTTTGTATCACATACAGTAGCGGTGAGCAATGGCTATGTCAGTTGGCAATGGCTGTAGGAGATTCGCACCTATTTACCAGGCATCAGAGAGAGGGCGTTTGGAGCGGATGGACAACAATAGGTTCTCCTAGCAGTTAAGCAGTTAAGATGATTATTTAAGTCCCAAAATGTAGATTGAATTAAGCCCAAATCCCTCATTGACATCAGCTTCTATCAATGTTACTGTGCCAGCTGAGTAATTTATGGATAGCAAAACGTTTGCGCAATATCCGTATGATTTACCTGGTATTGTTATGTACCGTGCTCCGTCTAAAATATGACTTACTAATGGCACAAGGGTAAAATTAAAAAACATATTACCATTACTCGCTTGCTGTATAATTACCATGATTTCGACAGTTTTATAACCATTAAACGAAATCCCTGTTATTGACTTATTATTCATGGATAAAGTAGCAAGCTGGGTTCCTGTCCCAATAGATGCTAAATTGCTACTTTTTTAAGATACATATTTGCTCACAGTCAGCGAAACCAAGCTCTGATCAATATGTAACTTCTTAGCCACATCCTTTTGTTTCATTCCATCATGATATAGATACTCAAATACCATCTTATCTCTTGGGTTTTCAATCGACAAAATCAACTCATCAATCTCCACCATCAATTGTTCAAAGAATCTTTTTTCCTGAGCAATCTTTAACTCTAAATCATGTATTCTTTCTTTCCATTGCCTGCTATCAGTTCCACACGGGCCTGAAACAGTAAAACCTCGCCGTTGAAAAGGAAAGCATGGATTAGAACCATATACCTTCCCATATAAGGTTTCTGGTGGATTATCTTTGTATCTTTGTAATTTTTTTTCATCTTTAGCAATTACATCTCTAATATATGGATAATTTGCCAAATACTCTCTTGTCAACGCCTTAATCATAATTGCATTCTCCTCTCATCGCAATTTTCTGGACTTTTTCTCCCATCAAGAATCAATCTCGTGCTCCTATAACTTCTTCGTTTCGATATTCCACGACATTTCGCCCCACAATAAATTTGCTTTGTGTTGTTACGCAAAAACTCCTTTCCGCAAATAGCACAAAACCTATACCCAAATTGTTCCGCTCTATATGATTTTGAATTTGCTCCTCGTCCTAGACTTGGTGTATTTAAAGCATCTTCCAAACTCCATCCGAACTTATGTATCCTGTCATACACTGTTGCGGCATTAAGGTGATGTGCCTTACACAAACTACTAAACGAATTTTTGCGTTGAGATGGAGTCTCAAATGCTTTTTCCACATCCCAATTTCGTGCAGTAATCCTGTCGTGTATTGTGTCATAGTCTAAACCCAATGTCTCGCACCACTCTATCAAAGGCTTTTTCACACCATGATATGTCACCCAGATTGTGTCGCGTTTGTTTCTTGCCTGCTGCTTTAAAGTAATCCACTCGCAGTTTTCTGGTTCATAATTTCCATTCACGTTTATCCGCTCAATAGTTAAATCATCATCATATCCATTGTTTTTTGCCCAATCAGCAAAATTATCAAAACTCAAAAGCCACTCATGGCATATTTCGATTCCACGACCGCCATAGTCCTTATATCTCGCATCGTTTTTATTCAAGCATCGTTTTTTCATCCCATGATATATTTCCCATAATCTTTGGTTTTCTTTTTGAGGATTTCTCAAATATTTCGCCATGCAAAACACCTCCTAAAATGGTCGCGGCATAACAGAAACTTTAGCCACAGTTCCGCTTCCCTTTGCAATAAACACAGCCAAACTCGCCAAAGAGTCCGGCGCATCATCATTTTTGTTCTTTCCGTTTATGGTGAAGCTATATACATTATTCATAAACTTCCGGTATTCTATCTTCTGATATCCACTATCCAAAAAATAAAAATTCCTGATAGCTTGAGCGTTATCCCAAATGCGCTGTTCTTTTCTCTGGTGTGTTTTTGTTGCACTGCCGCCAGTTCCTATCAACATCTGCTGGGCGAATTTCGATACCAGATTGATTTTCACGCCCTTTTCTTCCAACATTTTTTCAATCTCGTCTTTGTATCCCTCGCCTCCGGCATTGGCTTCAAAAAAGGCATTAGTCACATGATTTCTAATCAACGCATCAATGACTTTAGGTTGTGTTATTGTTTTCTCACTATTGTCATATACAACCTCATGGACATATACGGAACCATCATCATAGACATATGCAATCGGCATAGCCAGATAATCTGTACCACCAAGAGCCACGTCACAGGCAGCAACAACTTTTAGCGGCTCCATATTTGGCAATACGCCATTGTAAAAATTCATGTGTTCTGGATTAAATACTGCGCCGTCACGCTCAATAGGCTCTTGTTGACACTGGCTGAACCACGAAGCCATATCATCATTCTCTTCAAATTTCGCACGCTCTACACGATAATACTTTGTGCTGAATCCCACATTATAATCGTAATCAAAGTTACTTTCGTCTGTTTCGGGGTCAAGCGCCGGTATTTTAAGCACATCCCACCGAATATCCTTGGCTTCTGGATTGTTTTCCAAAAATGCCATACGATTCATGTAAATATCATGCAGGCTCCAAATTGTACCGTTATAAATAACCTTACATTTTTCCTTCTTACGCTTCATAAGGTTGTTGTCAAAAATCGTTTGCTTTCGTCGCAAAATGTCTGGACTAAGCACATCTTGTATTCCCTCTAAAATATCATCCGCAATCAGCCAACCTGTGGCATCATACAAACCGTTCAATCCAGAAGTAAGACCTTTTCCAGAGAGAGATTTGTATTTTTTCTTGCGCTCCAAATCTACTGTATTGGCTTTTGCGTCAGTATCAACAATTTTTGCCATTGGGAATATATCCTGATGACAATACACTGGGTCTGTCCATATTTCCTTCACTCCATCAAGGAACGCCCCACCGGCATCTTCTTTATATGAACAATACAAGTTACTCAATTCAGTGTCCCGACAGCAATGCCAGCTTGTCCCTAAAGTGATTATTTGAGTTTTCCCGACCCTCGCCGGCATATGTACAAATAACTCGTCCAGTCGGTCATCTTCCAACATTTGCAGCTTATTGACCACCTTTATCAAGGTTTTGCGCCTTGGCTGGTAAAATCGTTCTCGTGGCTTTCTGTCTTTCTCTATGTACAGGCAATAACTATCCAGTAAATACGGTGCCTCAAACAACATGGTTCGCCAATATAAGTCATCCCACTGGCTGTCCATGGTCTTTGCAAACAGAGAAGTTGCCTGCTTCTTTATGAATCCAGAATATGCCATGATAAAATCCCGCTCATCAACCGGCAGCTCCGGATTATCTTTCATCGTATATTGAAGTTCGGACAGAAGAAGTTGCAAAATGTCCAAAGATAGCGGCTCTGTCAGTTGCCGCTTTAGTTTTTTGATTATTTCCCGGTGTTCCTGAAAATCCATAGAAAAGAGCCTCCTTCCTTTGCTTATTTCACAAAGGTCGAAGGCTCATTAGGCTCTGGTTTAAATCGACATATTTTTTAGTTTATTCGCTCTCCGGGTGTTCTTTCTGCCATTTTTGATAATACCAACATCTCGTTGCGACACTCCTATTTATTCCCCGGAGAATATCATAATTCTCGCATTCATACTCCTTGTTCCACCCATGAACATCAAAATTGTGTCCAAAACAAAGCCTGCGAATTCTCGACTTTGCCCAATCTTCATAGTCATGCTTCTTCCCTATCATGAGTATTGCCGCCCATGGCGTTGCATTTGGACTACAATAGAAGTATAGCGGCCACCAATGTCCATCACACAATAGAGGTAGTCTAAAGCAAATATACCCGTATTTCTTAGTATGTAACTGCACGCCCCAGTGCATAGCATTTCTCCCATACACCGTTAAACTTCCAATGCTAAAATGCCCAGTCATGAATTTCCATTTCATGTAATGCTTTAGCTTACTCCACATTAACAATCATCTCCTTCCGGCATTTGCTGTTCTTGCACTTATACGGCATTTTCTCAATCCTCGTATCCGGATTAATCTTGAACTGCTTTTTCTGGCAGTAAGGACAGATAACAAAGCCTGCCCTTATATCCGCCTGACCGTCAAATCCATCTTCTGGCGGATTCATATGCTTTGAAAAATTCATTCCCTTTTCCACCTCATCTCATATGTTTCTCTTCTGCCTTTAAAATCAGAACCAAATTATTTGCAGACACCCAAGCCAAAGAATTACCATCATCCAAAAAAGTGATTTCATATTCATCTCTCTCGTCATGGGATACCCCTAAAGCTTTATCCATGTACTCTTTAAAGGTTTTACTAATATATGCTCTCCGGTTAAAAAACCTATCGTCAACATATGGAATTGATTTTAAACCAGAAGCATCTATCTGAATCATATTTTCAATGCTAAACTTAGTACACAGCACTATATCCCCTTTGTTGAATTTCCTTATCATTTATTCCATCCTCCCACTAACTCCGTACTTTGTGCATTTCCAGGCCTGAGTAATTCACCATTACTCATAATTCATTCCTCATAAAAAGTTCAAATGCTTTTCTACAATCTGGGCATAAATGGTAATTACCTTCCTTAGAATAATAACAATAAGTTAATTTAAGCGATTCTACCAGCAAATGCTCATTAATTTTTTGTATTTCTGATTCTTGATTCATAACCATAGGTTCTGTTGACAATGTTTTAATCCTTGTATCAAATACCTTATGGATAATACTTGGAAATATTATTCTTCTGGCTGTATTTTCTGGAACTTCCTCTATTCGTTTCCCGCAACGGTCACATGTATAAAATACCTTAACATGTTTCATCTCACAACCCTCGTTTCAAATCCTGCTTTCACCAGTTTGTCGTTGATTTCAAGCGCATAACCCGCAAACCTTCATTTCCTCGGTTATCATAACTCATACACACTGAATATTTCCGTAAACATGACTAAATTTTTGAAGTTCTAAATAAAATTTATAAGCCTTAATGTACTTTTCTCGTTCGTCTGGTGTTAATAGCCACAGCACTTGTGACGAATATCTATCCATCACTTCCTGTTCAGTACCTTGCATATTACATTCGATGTTTAATTTCTCCAGTAACTGCAATTCTTTTTTTGCTACTGATAAATAGAAAACCTGTTGATTATCTAAATTATCTGCTTCAGAAAGTTCTTTTATTTCCCTTTTCAACAAGTTTACTGATATTAACGCTAATGCCATCTCCTCCTCCTCATTGGCAAGCCGTGAAGCCGCCTCCAATTATTTTGTTGTATCTGCTCCCATGTACATCCCCCGCACATAACAAGCATTAATTCTCCTGAGGAAATATCCAGGTTGAAAGAACAACTCAATTCGACTGGTTCGCGCAATGCATCAAACATTTTCTGAGTTTCCTCATCAATTGATTCTGAATCAATATGCAACTCCGGGATTTCATCTGGAAAGACAAATGTGCTTCCGTTACCACATATCATCATTCTACATCCCTCTTTTTCTTTAATAGGCATAATCACTCAACCCTTCTGAATCCTTGAAAATCAGTCAGTCCTACAGAACCATCATCACAAAAATGAATTGTATGATTTGGTGATTTACATTTATCGTAAAATCCACAAGCCAACATTGCAGTTTCACACATGGCAAAATCTTTTCCGGTTCTCTGCGCCCCCAATTCCATACCACACAATCTGCATTTGTAAATTGATTGATACACTGCCATAATTACACCTGGCCTTTCATATTCTCTGCAATATTGACACACCTGCGCTCATGCTGGCACCGGATATTATTCATTGTCTTTGGAGTAGAGTCTCCCAGCATAGTGCAATCTTCCTGCTCCAACTCTGGCGCAAAATCAGGACAATAAGAACAAAAGTTATTTAATAACAGTTGAAATCCATCCATGTCACACATCAACTCCCTGTTTTCGCAAAATCTCCGCTATAGCATTACAACGGTCAGCATTAAGTGGCACTCTTTTACCTGCATATTCACGGTTAAAGTGTTCTACGACTTCACGCGGTATCGGCGTGAGTTTGCTTCCATCTCCTATATTTCTATAAACAGTCTTTTCTTCCATGGTTCAAAAGCCCTCTCAATCACCATCTGCATTATTGTTACAGTAGGCCAACAAATGCTCTGCAATCTCCTTCAAATCTTTGGGAGAGTATTTATCTGTCTCATATTCTTCTGGCATATTAGGATTAAACATTTTTTGGATAGGACTTGTTTTCAATCTTACTGTTTCTCTAATAAGCATGGCTGCAACGTCAATAGGAGCGGATGGAAGTTCTAACTTCATTTCCTCTCGATTCATCTCAACACAACAAAGGGATACATACAGATGTCTGGAAAGAAGTTCTTTCGCCTCTCCAGAAGAATTTTCCATAAGAGTATCAAACATTTTGCTTCCATCTTTCATCGCCAATTCCTGCTTCAATTTATCAGAGTGGCATTGTACTTCTCGCAATTCGGCTTTTAGACAGTCAATATGTGCCTGCATATCCACTATCTGTTTTTCATAGCAATTTACCTTATCTTGTAATTCCCAGACCATATCACCCCTCCTTCGGACTTGGCGCCATATTCATAATTTGTCTCTGACAGTCAATTTTCCCATTTATATAGTTTTAAGCAATAAAAAACCAACCACCGGATATTGATGGTTGGTAAATATTTTAAATATACTCAAAATAGTCATCATCACTAAAGCAATTTCTCTCAACTTCATCACAATACTCTGAAATCTTTTCAACCCATTTGTGTAAAGTCATAGCGGCTATAAGGCTATCTCCGTGGTGAAAAATGGTAAAAAAGTCTACCGTAATCTGGGACAAGGAAATTGCAGCATGAATAGTAGAAATAGACATTCCCCAATCCGTTTTTCCAACTGGGGTAACCTTTCCTGTTCGCTCTCCTAGTCTGAACATTGTGCCTTGTGGAGATGCATGAACTAATTGATTGACAAAGTCATACTCCCTTTTCCACTCTGTTGTTTCTAATCCAGAATTCTTTTGGATATCAGAAAATGTTATATACCGCTTTTTGGATTCTCTTAAACATTCTGCCTTTCTCGCCCATTCATATCTGTCATTTGTATTAGCAGATTCAAGAAATGCCTTGGCAACATCCTCTCCATATTTTTTGATAAACGACGCTGTTATGCTCAATTCATATAATGAACGCCATCTTGCATATGCCCCATCTGCAAATCCGTTTTTATTCAGTGTTAAAATTTCCAAGAATACTTGCATCGAACGTGCATGTATATTTCTTAATGCATGATATATAAAGCTAATTTCACTACCAAAATTTTCATTAAGAAACTCGACATAACTTTCCACTGATTCAAGGACATATAAATACATGGCTTCAGCTGCCACAAAAACTCGACCCCATTTTTGCTCTTGCTTCGCCATAAACTCTCCATCTAATGCCCTATTTTCAAAAACTTTTTCATACATAATTTCTTCCATTGATTCAAGAAATGCATCTGAAGCACCATCCGCAGTCCGAGAATATAATTGAGCCAAGGGCTTCTCTTGTAAAATCTTTAATATCATTTCATCAGATGTCCCATTCTCTTGTTCCTTTTTAATTATCTCACCCAGCACTTCGGTAAACATACCATCAAACCAATCTTCTGCCGCCATAGTATACCTCCCTTTAGTAAGATAATTATATATCATCAACCATCAATATTCAATTCTCAATGTGCAAAACTGGGCTAGTTGGATTTGAACCAACGAATGCAGGAGTCAAAGTCCTGTGCCTTACCACTTGGCGATAGCCCATAAATCTATGCTTCTTCTACTTGTCCAAAAATTTCACAATATCGTTTAATATCAGTAAGCCCAAGAATCTCTTTTGCTTTTTCTACTGATTCGGTCCTAATATCAGAGTAAGTAGTAATTATGTGACCATCTCCAAATCCATCTTGATAATCTTCATATTCACATTTTGCAGAAAAGAAGTTCTGTCTTAAAGTCATAAAATATTTTCTACCATTTTGTTCACCAATTACTTCCGCATTATTTGTTCTATAAAGTTTTCCACAAATAATTGCAGAAGAATGATTGGTTTCTCTAATAAATCTCATATTTCACACACCTTTACGATTCACAAGCTTTTACTACAATGGACGCTCTGGGCATCGAACCCAGGAATCTTCCGGTTATGAGCCAGATGCATTAACCACTTTGCTAAACGTCCCAAGCACGGCCCACTTAGATTATCACACCGTCTACTATCCAGCTCCTGCCAGTTTCACAAGCATATCTGTGCACCAATATGCTCCGGTAGTTTTCAGTGGGCATTGTCAATCTCTCTGAGGCGTTGCGCTCACTCTCAGTTCATCCGGGCGCGACCCGGCCAAATGGGAAGTACAGGTTCCGACCCTATCTCTCCTGCTCTTCAGGCAGGCGCTTTCACCAGATTAGCTTACTTCCCTTGCGATAGGCCTTTTCCCACGTTACCGTTGTCCATGTGCGTAGAACCCTTATGAAAGGGTAAGTCACCTATCTACCGACAAAGGGGATTATCGGATTTGAACCAATGTACATAGGTTAACAGCCTATTGCTATACCTCTCAGCTAAATCCCCAGAACGGGGCTGCCCCCGTTAGCAACATCTTTATCGTGCATATGCTTTACACTATCCGGTTTGCAGCCTTTCACCGGCAACTCTTTTATCCAGCTACCTCGCAAAACTGGACGGGCAATCTCTTCTCACCCGCAGGCTTTTCCCCTTTCCTTATCGGTTCACATGCAAAATTGCCACTGGTGTTTATGGGGAAAATCTTAGCAAGGTTGTTTCTGGAACCCCCATACAGGTGACACGTCTGCCAACTATGTGTCAGGAACTCCAAAGAGGGAGTGCCAACTCATATGCTGCATGACTACATTCCAAAGCCGCCACCCGGAATCGAACCAGGAACATACTGATTACAGGTCAGTTGCTCTACCACTTGAGCTATGACGGCACTATGGACACCAATGATAACCACTCATTGACATGGATACTCCCCTGCGTTTACCGTTCAAGACGGATTGCAACGCCCAGTTCTCTTGTGTATCCTTCCCAGGCAAAACACCTCACGGCGGTCGTAAGCCACCTTATCAGCCTGTCGGCTATGAGGTATGAAAGGAAGGTGCTATGCTAACACCCATTCCGCATATTTGGCGCTATGCGGAAACGCCAAGCAAGGGAGTCGAACCCTCTATCCTTTTACAGACCACAGTTTTCAGGACTGCTTCCCACCGTTGGGGTACTTGGCAAATCCATATTCTTATTGAACATGGAAGTCAGGTATCTTTTTAAGTCAAAGATATCCTAAAACTCAGATTTTCTTTCTGACCATACGCGGAACAAGAAAACCTTGCAAAAGAAATCGCTCAACGCAGAGCCTGGGAATCGAACCCAGAAGCCGAATCAACGACCACGGATTAGCAATCTGCTCCAATATCATTATGGGAACTCTGCTTCATTCTGGCGGACATTTCAGCAGTTTACCGCCATAGTTGCACTGCCATTGGCCCGCAGCAACCGAATATTGTTTCTGGGGATTTTTCATATTCATCCGCAACATTCAGCATTTGCACGGCACCAGCTACTCTGGATGCCTCGACCGCTCAATCTCATATGCATCCCCACAGCGTCTGGAGATTGACGTCGGTTTTAATTTTATGAATCTAACCCACTCCCATGTGAGGAACAGGATAATTCCGAAATAACCCAAAATCATTTAGTCCTCCAACCATCTGTTATCCAAATAAAAGAACCCTATCACTACACCGCAAGTCAGAATAATCCAAAATACCCAGAATATCCAAACACCGACATTAGAAGTCAAGAAATCAACAGCTTCATCAATCGCCTGCCCATCATAGAAAGGCGAGCTATTCGCTATTGTGTTGTCCCTAAGGTCGCTATAAACAGTACCAATGTATGGTCCTTGGCAACCATAATATTTAAACCTAACTTTTACGTATTCGCCAGAACTCCAACTCCACACTTTACCACCAGAGATAGTTTCTATGTATTTAGGCCTTGGCAAATTAATTTTCCCATATGGAAATGCCACTCCAGAAAATTTTATCTTTTTAGCATTCTGGGATTCTCTATCTTCAATGTCCCATCGGTAATATACTTCTTTTTCCTTATACTCCTTGCCATTTGAATCCTTCTTTGTAATTTCTTCCTCATAGCGATTATAGTGTTCTTCCACCTTTTCCACTAACATATACTGGCCGCCTATTTCTGGGTATGTGACCGAATCCATAGGCTCCAATAAGCCATACACAAAAGCATTTCCAATGCCCGTTTCCATTCCATACTGAAACATTTCAGAATCGGTTATACGCGCTGCCTTATAATACTCCGCATTTTTATCCATTTGCCAAGCATCAATTTTTCCTGCAATCACAAATCCCAAAATGAACATGATTGCAACAATAGTGATGCTGGCAAGCAGTTCTCGCTTGGTTATTCTGATATCACCAAAATCCCAGTAATTATCCTTCATGGTTAATCCTCAAACAAATTCACAGGAGCATCGACCGGGGCACCATAGTCTAAAAGCTGATAATCGACCACTTCATAACCTGTCCACGATAGATATAACCTCGCTGGAAACCCTCTCACATAACGTCTATATATACCGACCTGCTTATTATAATTCGTGCGGTACTGTGCCAGCAGATTTTCAATCGTAGCCATTTCCTTCATCAATGTTTGATAGTTCTCGCTACTTTTCAGTTCCGGATAAGCCTCTGCCACCGCCGCAATCGCAGTTGTCACATTCTCAATATTTCCGGAACCTCCTCTGCCGTCAACAATGGCCTGCAAGGTTTCCGCTTCATGCTTGTCATACTGTTTTACACAGTCAACCATGTTCGGCAGTTTGCTAATGCGAGCCTGCTCCTGCACTTTAATATCCGACATAGCAGTTTCGACCGCCTGTTCCATGCTAATTGCCTTGTTCTGGCTGCTCTGAATGCCGAACACGCACATCAGTATTACTAAAATAATTCCAACTCCAGCAATTGCCGGCACTTTCCAGTTTTTCATTTTCTTTTCCTTTCTCAGCAGTTATTTCGACAGTGATATGCTCCGAATACCATCACATTAATTTCTCTTTCATTATATCCACACTTGTTCAATCTACGAACTATGGTATACTTCTCTTTCGCCTTAAGCTTCCAGAAATCCTCCCGTAAATTGTCCAAACATCCGACACAATTCCTCACTGTCTCAAAAAAATCTTCAAACGATAATTTTATCTTGTTCAAAATTCTCTTGAAATCAATAACCATCATATTTCCGGTTTCATTGATGATTTTTTTCTGATTTTCTGTCAGGCATATGTACATTGCTTTTTACCTCCACCAAATTAACCAAATACTCAATGTAAAGAAAGAGAATAGCCCAAGGCATAAATTTCTCTCAGCCTTGACATCAGTACCAAATAGTGCATTCCATGCAGCATATAATGCAATTATCATATCTACAAATGTGACAAAGTATCTGATTGCTTCCATTTCATTCCTCCAAGCCGATGATTCTATTTAATACACGTTTTGCAATATCCTCTATATCTGGCTCATACACGCCAATTTCCCGCAATGAGCTACTAATGCTTGCTACGAAACCATCATACCAGTCGCCCTTTTTCATTAGCTCATTCCGCAGCTTACATGTTGCTATTTGCAAAGACTCTTGCTTAATGTCTAAATCTTTCATACCAACCATGCGTTCACCCCTTACCTATTTGCTCTCATTCTCAATATCCTTCCAAAGCCTTGGAGTACCATCCGGATTAAGTAGAACTGTCATTCCTCCTCCATAAATATCTGTATTTATCAAATAGCAAACGTCCGTATCTGCATCTACAATAATTGAATATTCCATATCCAATTTATGTTCATCAAAATGAAGAATCTGGCTTGCCACATCTTCTTCCCGTGTGATAACCTCACCCGCACATCCTGTCACAAATACCGCAACCAGAATAACAGCAATAATTTTTCGCATTTCATCACCTCATAATCCCAATTTTCTCAAACCCACTGGAAATTCTTGAATCAGCGGTTCTCCCCAGACATCTGCCAAACTGGATTTCATAAACACTGGAATACTCTCTGCCTGGCACTGTTCCACAATACTCTCTATCCATTCACACTTTGGAACGACCTTGTCTTTACGGCGTCCAGTTTCTGCGCCGATGATAACCCAATCTATACCTCTTATGTGATATTCCTCAAATGGCTTTAATAATGGCTCAATGCTTATGAAAGTATGGACAGAATGGTGTGTTGAGAAAGAAAAATCTGCTCCCGCTGGCCCCGTCTGCGACCAACCAAACCACATATTAGGCGGCATATAGCAGTTAAGCAATTTCTCATAGCGTCCAGGATTCTTTGTCAAGAACAGATAATTATGCTGTGGAGCCTTATCACAAGCCTCAAACACTTCATAAATCCATGAATCTGGCACCCACTCCCCAAACAAATCCGCCATAGAGCAGACAAATATATTTCTGCCTTTCCTATCCCGATATTCATTGAGCCTATATCTGTGAAGAGTAGGTGTGAAATTGTATGGATATGGCTCTCGCTTAAACAGTGAATCAATAACAGGCTCGTCCAATTCCACAATCTTTCCAGGAGCATCACGGTATCCTCCAAAACGATTTGCAATTCCTCTTGCATAGCAATATTCGCAGCCATGCAGACAGCCGGTAATCGGAGACCAAGTACTGTCCGCCCAATCTATTTTCGTTTTATCCATCATTCTCACCTCAATCACCACAAATCGGTAATATAAATGCCCACAGACACCATGCCGATTTTGTAATATAAATCCCAAAAGAAACAGCAACCGCTACGCTTATCCATTTTACAACTCTTGTCCACTGCATCACATTCACCCCTTATTTCAAGTTTGCAACCGAGAACACAATTCCCGTGCAGTACGGTTTCCCATCTTCGTAGACCATGAATGTCTCATGTGGAATGTCCGTTTTGTACGTCCATGGAATCACGTTTCCATTCTCGTCCAGAGCTTCCTTGCCACACCAGATAGCTTCAATGCAGTTCGGGAAAACTGATTTATCATCTTCGCCATTCCAGACAGCCTTTTGGAAGAAAAAGACTTTTCCACCATCAAAACAACCGCCCTCATCATCCATGGCACCGTCAAACTCCATCAAATCGTCGGAAGCGCCGGTAATAATGACCCACCCCTTATCTTTTGCCTGTTGGATTTCCTGCTTCGTAAACATACAGCAATCATATTCTCTGCCATTAAGTATCCTAGCAAATTCTTTCATAGTCATATCTAACACCTACTCGCCTTTCTCCTCGCAATTCATACAGTCATCGTCAAAACCGACCTCCAGGCCGTAGTTCTCGCTATCCTCGTTGTTGCAGACCCACTCATAGTCTATGTACTTGCGATATTTACAGATTCCACACATAAGGCGCCTCCTATTATTCTCCCATTGCCCGATAAATGAATTGAAAGAACAACAAGCTCATTATATCGTCTACTATCCTGGGTTGTATTTCCTTGTAGAGAATCAATTCCAATAGTTGCCAAATAGCTACAAGAAACAGATACCAGCCAACTGCTTTTAAAGCTTGACGCATAATTGACCCCTTTTTTATTTTTTTGAGAATTTTGATAATGTCCCAAAATACTTTCTTTATGGCACAGACAGATTCCATCTTTCCACAGATAATTTTGAATCTGATGTAATCACATCTCTATGTTTAACTCTTACCATCCTGTTGATATCTTCATTGTATTTTGAAATCCTCTTGTACTGAATCCTTCTGTCTTACTGATATACTGTTCTTGGTTATATCCCATGTGGGTATCCTCCTGGCTGGAAGGCCTTTTTTATTTTTTCGGAATTAAAGGGACTAACTAGCGCCGCCAGCGGCTTCCTACAGACCCCCTCCCGCCCCATTTGCATATGACGGTTGATTGGCTGAAATACTGCACAAATTTCGATTCAAAAACTATGCATATTGCTATTTCAAGGGTGCCTTCCGTCCCTAATCATTTCAACTATTCGCTAAATATCAATTTCACGAATAGTTCACCCGGGATTCTGCACAAAGAAAAGGGGACTATATTGTGTGATTAGTACAATCGCTTATAATCCATGCTCTCCTCCGTGCAAATCCATTGAATTATCAGATAACTCATAGTATTAATCTGGCAACTCATCGACGGAGCCAGGCAGAGATTCCGTTGCTTTTACCCTGGTCAGTATCTCGTCCCGGCTGAATTCTGGCCTATCTGACCTCCCATCGGTCTGGATAATCTGAATATTATCACGGTATCCATAGTTGGCTTTTAGGGCAAACATGCAACCAATGTTACCGGTCTGGATGACCTCATCATACAAGCTTGACTCACATTCAGCTTTCCATTTTTGCGCCGATTCGGAGTGTCCAGAGGCTACTCTGCCGCTATATTCGCCCCTATCCCAGCTATTCATGGTATCAGGATGAATACCAATCATAATACAATATCGCATCAAAGTTGGTTTAATCCTACATGTGCAGCAGATAACAGTATAGATATCCCAGAGTATATTTAACTCCTTAATATTATCAATATCAGCCTTATATTTACGTCTTACATCTTTTAACAGCTCTGTTAAACCTTGGGATGAACATAGGTTAATCTTGGGATGACGAGATATAAAGTCATTACAGATAGTCATGATAGTAGCAGTAATAAACTCTATATACTCTCTTTCTGATTGCTCTTTATCATCTGTATCCAGCTCTATAACAAAATTGTCTATGGTGTAATTATTATCTTTATTAGCCATATCTGTATATCTCCTTTTCTGGTCTATATATAACCTTTTATCCCTATATATGGGAGCTATATAATATATATCTATATCCCACTGCTCTGTACCTGTTTTAACTATGGGTGGGAACATAGTGCATCCGTCTGCTGAGATTCCACGGCCAGCTCCTGGCGGTCCGATGCATCCGGAAGAATATCACGGTTTAGGCAAATAAAAAAGGCCCCAACGCATAAACAGATTTCCACATCTGTCTATAACGTCAAGGCCCCATGGGCTGGTTATACATCGCCGCGCCGCTCCTGGCCGGCGGTCTATATGTGTGGTCAAGGCATCCGAGACACTAGCACACATACACGCTATATAAATTATTATCTGGATTTACATTAGCAGAAAAATATAAAACTGTCAAGATAATTATTGCTCTACTCCATACTCATAAATTGTGTCACTGGGTAAATCTATATCATCTGTCCAGTATACACAAGTCCGACTCTGGTCCATTTGTGCTTGCTTAAATAGGCCATAAATATCCTTTAAATCTCCATATTGCGGTATTGTCTCTATATCCTCTTTGACATCATATAAAACCGTTTTCCCATCGTCAAAAACTACCAACAACATATAGTTGTCTAATGGCTTTACCTCTTTAATTCTTGGTATCATTCCACCACCTCCAGACAGCCGAAAAAGCCGCTTATAATGGCGGCAATTTCTTAAGATTTTGAGTTTCCCACATGTCCAGTAAATCCTTCTGGTGCTGCTCCATCCACTCCTTCACAAGTTCCTGCGCTTTCCGGGGTAAATCTCCCTCAGTCATCTCCATGGTTCGCAAATCAAAAATTCCGATATGCTCACCATACAGGGCGTGTAAATGGCTGGGCTCATGTTCTTTCGGTTTGAAGAACATTTTAATTACGATTCCATAAAACCTTGCTATTTCTGGCACTGTCTCAACTCCTCTTTTTTTGATACTTCAATTATACATCTTTAATAATGTATTGTCAATCACGTTTTACATTATATTTAATGTTTTGTTTATTTGTATCCTCTACATATTTTATAATGTTTCCTGGCTGCATATCTAACAAAGAACATATTTTTTCAAGGGCAATAATTCCAACCATTTCTTTTTTACGCAAAGATTGTATTGCATTTTCCCCTAACAGCTTTTCTTTTCTTAATTTTGTTGTAGTGTACCCGCTCTCTTTTAGCGTCTCTAAAACATCTATTTTATAGACAAACATTTTTGCACCTCCTGCTTGCACTCTCTATCATTATACATTATTTCAAAAGCATTTACAAGCGCATTACATTATAAATAATGCACAATGTCTTTATCTGATTCATGCATTATTTTTGGTGTATTTTACATATTGTAAATACATTATTTTTGGTGTATCATGTAGACATAACAAACAACAGCGACAAACGAAAGGGGAAATAAATATGAAAAAAACAACCATGTTTGAAATAGCAATTAATGGCAGAGAGGTCATCGCTTACGTGGACGGATTATATGCACCCAGGAACAAAAATAGCAACCTGTATAAATCAATCGTCAGTGCAGGTTATACCCCTGAAGATATCGGGGTGAAAATTGATATAGCAATCGGGTCCCACCGGCAGCGTGGAACCGAAGGATTTAAAATGGCCATTGTAAAAAAGTAATTTTCTCCCGCCCGGAAGGTCACGAGGACAGAAAGGAAAACTATGTTAGAAGGAAAATTTAGAGTCGAGGTAATAGCAAGGGGACAGTTTGAGGATTGCGGCCTCGTGATTCATACTACTGTAATTCGGTTGAATTCAGATGCTATGAACGAATGGATAGAATCAAGCATATTAAATGATCGCTATTGTTATGAGTGTGAGGAAGAATGGGTGGCGTACAAGGAAAAGATGGAAGCCAACAGAAATGAAGTCAAAAACAAAATCGCGGCGGCCCTGGGAATCCAGAACGTTGAAGCAGGCTTTACCATTACGCAAAACGTGTCTGAGATATTCACAGTCGTTGATATGGTAAAAATTTAAGCTGACGGAACTGACGCCAGAGAAAGAAGGAAATCATGAAAGACATAGCAGTAGTAGACAAAGCAACGGGAGAACTTGATTATTTTGTAGTCGAGGAAAACGGCGTTGTATACCGCGAGTACCCGGACGGACACACGGAGCCGGCCAACGAAGAAGAAACAGCCATAATACAATAGGCTGCACTGCCGCCCCTCTAATGCGGGTATCCGGTCGCAACCCCGGAGGAAGTTCGCAGAGGCGGAGGGAAAGGAGGTTAGTATATATGATTTACACGGTATTTCCAAAAGACCCGGACAGGATGCCCCAAGACTTCCCGACATATGAAGAAGCAAGGGCATATGGCGAAGAATGGGAAGACGAATACACCATTGAATCAACCGATGGTGAGTGTGAATAACTGAAAACCACAGGCGAAGAAGTAACGCCCCGGACGCGCTCCGCGCCGGTCGGGACCGTGAACAGTAACCGCCAGAGCGAGAGGAGAAAATACCATGACGAAATATTTCAAGAACGTAACCAGTTTAGAGGACTTGAAGAATCAGTTTAAGGCCCTGGCCCGGAAGAATCACCCGGACGCCGGCGGCAACGTCGAAATCATGAAGGAAATCAACTGCGAGTATGACGCGCTTTTCCCAATCTGGAAAGACCTCCACAACGCCGCAGAGCCGCAGAACCAAACCACGGAGTCCGCAGACAGCACCCGAAGCCAGTTCTACACTGAATGCGGTTGGGAAGGAAAAAATCATGATTGGAACCGCAGTTTGAAAGAGGTCGCGCAGATTGTCCGGGCATATGTCAAGGAGAAATACCCAACCTACAAATTTAGCGTGCGCACCTCCTACGCTTCTATGTGCCAGGAATTGCATGTGGCGCTGAAGGAAGCCCCGGCGGACATCTATAAAAAATCCCCATCCGAACTCACAGAGGATGAAAGAACCGATATGCTGCGTAGTTTGCGCTATAATAATCTATTTCATAAAGACTCATGGTACGATTGGGAACTTGATGAAGCCATTCAAGCCGCTTGGAATAAAAGTGATTGTTACAAAATTTATAATGAAGTAACCGCCAAAATAATAGATGACGTAAACTGTTTTGTTAATTCCTACAATTTTTCAGACTGTGACGGTCAAATAGATTTTTTTCACGTCGATTTTTATTATTTTGGCTGTAAGCCTGTTGATTTAAAAATAGTCCCCAAAACCGCCAGAATCAAAAAACAGAGAACAGCACCGCAAAAAACAAAAAAGGCTGCACAGGCAACGCCAGAAACGCCGCAGGAAATCACCGAAAAGTCCGCATATACTTACAAAATAACCAAAGGCGAGGACACCCGGGACGGTTCCGAATTGTGGCTTGTGCGGATTAATGAAACACTTGACCGCGTCGCATACGCTGCCGAAAACAAAGCTATGCAGGAGCGCGGTGGATACTATTCTAAATTCCGGAAAGCTTTTATTTTCCGTTTTGACCCGTCCGAAATTCTGACTGGGAAGAAAGTAGCATAACAGGCAGGCCAGCGAACCGGGGAGCATCGCCCCTGCTGCCTTTTCACAAAAAAGAGAAAGAGAGGTACATATAATGCAAATTAGAGTGACAGCAACCGCTGCAATAGCGAAAAAGGTGCATAAAAACACTGGTTTTGAAAGATTTATTAACAATTCACTCAACCGCCACTTTTCTGGCGATTGGGGCGATATTTCCGAAGAGGACGCCGCCGCCAATACAAGCGATCCGCTCTATGCTTTAAGCGCATACACTGCGCCTGATGGCGTTAAAATCTGGATTAAGCAGGATTACGATGTTGTAACCGTGCTTTTTCCATCCGAATACTAACCGAAACGCTCCCACCGCTGGAGCGTCCGCAGGGAACCGCCGCCCTGCGCTGATGATGGCAGGCGAGAAAGGGACAAAATGAATTTAAACGGACATTTTTCGACAATTGCGGAAACAGAAAAAAGTATTGTTGTTGGATTAATTGGGAATGTCACGACGGAAAATATCGAATACAGAGATATTTTAAAAATTGCCGAATTTTATGGCATACCAACCGCCCCGAATTTATTCAGTTTTCATTTTATCACGCCGGACGGCGCAAAAAAACGGGGTTGTAAATTACCAGTTGCAATTTATACGGGTTTTTTGGAATTATTTAAATAATCGCCGCAGAGAATGCCAACCGGACCAATACCGGCAGCGGTAATTTTATTTCCTAGCCCCCAAGGGATAAGGGGAGAAAGCAAAAATGACAAAAAACGAAGAAAACAATATTGTAAAAAACGGCGTTTTAGTGGCAAATATGGGCAGTAATTGGGATTTGTGGCAATATGGCGATATACTGTATAGCATTGCCAAAAGTGGCAGCGGCGCGGGTTCGTCTTGCTGGTGTCCGATTGCCCGTCTCCGCGCGCATCTGTGCAAACTGCGCCGGATTTGTAAATATGATGCACTAATCCCGCCCTACTGGAAAAATGTTAACTATGATTTTTTAGCAATTTACGGCATCCAATAACAATCACGCCCGGCGCAATCCGGGCGCATTGGCATATCTCCACCACGGTTCCACGCCGTCCAGCAGGTGCAACGCCTGCGAGCGGGTTTTCCCCACGTGGGAGCAAGTACTTGTTACGGAGCTGTACCCGTCTACACTCCGCATCAAGCCGGTCACTGTAAACCCTGTATCGCCCCGGTGACGTAATCCGGCGCTTAACGGTTGCGCGATAGCCCCCTGCATGCAGGCTATACACCACCCTATCAGTTGTGGGACGGGACACGGATGGGAGGCGTATTTCCTGCTAGCAAAATCAATAAAATGAGAGGAGCCACGGCCATGAGTAGCCACATACGTAGTCCGCCGCAATAGTTCTCAGTTTGCCCGGTATTCAGTCCGATGCCGTAGCAGATACGAGGACTTTTTTCGCATTAACAAGCTCATATTTAGCCCATATTCAGATTTCAAGTTCGGTTCGATATTATAATAGTTACAACGTCTAAATCCGTTTACGTTCGTTCTGGTGCGTTATAGCCATATTTTATTGCTTGCGCTCTACTTATGTCCGTGATATGCTATAGGCATTACATGGGCTTCCAGGGCTTCCAGGGCTTCCAGGGCTTCCAGGGCTTCCAAAATTGTAATTATTTGCATGGCTTTTTACAAGGATTTTTTCTTTAAAATTTAAATGTTTTATGTATCTTGAAATTACAAAAATTTTCTATTTCTAATTTCAATATTTTTCTCTCAAGGTTGATATCCAGGGGGGTATCAAAATCATTTACCTTATTACCCCATTTTAAAAGTTTTTAATAATCAACTCATTATACCGCCTGCCCCCACCTTTAACAGTTAAGTTATTGAATCTATCGACTTCTATGATACAAAACTTATTATATAAATCACGTATCACTTGACAATCATTATATGAAATAATAAACTTGCCTTTAATTTTCGTTAATACATTGTGAAGCCTTATATGGTCATCTGGAATAAATTTATCTGCATAATACATTTCTGATGCATAATATGGCGGGTCAATATAAAATAACGCCTGCTGTCTATCATATGTTTTTATCAAATGTTCAAAATCCAAATTCTCTATAACAACACTTGAAAGCCTATTGGATACCTCTGGTAAATCCAATAATTTCTTTTGCATATTCTTGCTGCTGACTCTAAAAGACTCGCAATTCCCTCCAAATGATTCATGAATAATTATATAAAATCTTGCCGCTCTTTGAATATCTGTCAGTCCTCTTGTCTCCATTTGTCCTATTGCATCAAAAAACTGTTCGCGAGACATAAATATCCATTCAAGTTCTTTTTGCAATGCTTCTGGATGATACTTTACACATTTAAAAAGATTAACGAGCTTCCCATTAATATCGTTATAAACTTCTAATTTTGCAATTTTATCTTTTCCAAAAAGTACCCATGCAGCCCCTCCAAAAACCTCAATATAACGATTATATGTTGTTGAATCCGGAAATTGTTCAAGAATATTTTTTCGCAACAATTTCTTTCCACCAATCCAAGTTATAAAGCTATTCAAGATACATTCACCTCCAATTATTTTATAAAAAGAATACCATACTTAAAAGCATGATTATTCCACTTGGATTCCATCTAAAATATCATGATGTATTTCCTCGAATAACTTTATTGCTACTCCATGCATATTAATAATGTACTTATATGCATAGTTCATATCATATGCAATTTCAAAGAAATTCTTTTCTCCCATTACATAACGCCTGTACAAAATATCAATAAATAATTTATTATTTAATTCACAAATACGATTAACTATTTCATTTCTTCTTTCATATAAAGATGCTATATCATCACTAATCTCCTCTTCTAAAACCGTAATTTTCTCTTTTAAGTCGTCACGATTTAACCGTTTCAGTCTATCTAGCTCTCTTGTCTTTTGTGCGATTTTCCACTGAATCAACTCAATCTGTTCTAAATACTTTTTTGCTGTCACACCAAAGCCCCCTATCCAACATAACGGGCATGGGCTTGCCGTACCGTTTCTTTGCTAATTTTTGCATAGCACTTAAGTGTTGTATCAACTTTTTCATGACCAAGCACTTCCTTTACCATCTCAATTGGAGCACCCTTGTTAATCATATCTGTTCCTACCGTACGTCTGAACACATGAGGCGTAATTCTGACACCCTCTAAGTCCGCATCACGTTCTTTTATTTGATTAAGAATATTTCGTACTGTCTGGTCCCCTATGCGGCTTTGTGGCCTATGTGGTGATACAAACAACGCTGGATTATCATCATTACGGCTGTCGAGATATCTCCAAAGATGCAATGCCACTTGTCCATTTAAACATACTTGCCGTTCTTTTCTTCCCTTTCCATAAACCACAGCAGTTTTACGATGAAAGTCCACATCTGTAATATCCATTCCACATAGCTCAGATACCCTTATGCCTGTTACATATAACATATCACATAATGCCAACTCAAATTCATTTTCACAAGCACATCTTACCATTTCACGTTGTTCTGGTTGCAATGTCGAACCTATTTTATATTCCACCCGTGTTTCTTTTAATTTCTTAGCTGGATTATTTGGTAACAGGTCCTCTGTATACAGAAAAGAGAAGAAACTACGAATAGATATAAGTTTACTGTTATATGTTCTGTCTTTCCATTTACGAACAAGCTTTCCATATGCAAGGTATCCCTTTAAATCTTGATATGTAATTTCCTTTACATTTTTATTTATATGTGCCATCATATTTTTTAAATTACATTTATAGTTGTTAATACTACCATCTGTGCACCCGTCTAACTTCATCTGGAGCAAATAGGCATTAAGGTATTCCACTGACATATCTATTTCATTAGATAACGCTGTTTCTTCTGTAAAAAACTGAAATCCGGATAAACACATGTTGAGTATCTGTTTTACTTGATTAAGTCGTTCCTGTTCTTCAATGATATCTACAATATTATCCATCACACGCCTGACAACATCATCCATACTTACTTGTTCTGCCATATATTTCCACCCATCCTTTCCTTGTAATCTTGTATAGGATAGGTTATAATTATCCTATCCAATGAGGAGAAGCCCTTCAGCCGCCAAGCACACGGGGCTTCTTTTTTCGTACATATGTTCTTTTGTGATGTTTTTTATTGCCGGGGGTACTCCCCCCGGCTTATTTCATTTCAATTTCAATATTACATTCATCTTTCAACACGGAACGGATATCATCCAATGTGTACAACCCCTTATCAAACTGCCTATAAAACTCGATACAGTAATCTACGAACCGTTGTTCCCGGCTCTTTCCGTCCACTTCCCTACGTATCAGTTGACCAAAATGGTCCTTAAACATCAATACTGGAATACCCAACATCATGAGAAAAGCAGTCTCTGCCGCGTCATGGGTAGCCTCTTGTTTAATTTCCCGCAATTGGTCTCTGGATAGATTATATGTAGGCTGTTTTCTGTTCTCTCGCTCTACGCGGCGCCTTTCTGCTCGTGTCATAATATCTCCTCACTCCTTCTACAAATCATGTGTCTTTATCATCCATACAGTATCAATTTTTTTCTCTATAAATACGTTCTATTTCTTCCAATAAGACATGTATTAATAGATTCTTGATGAATTGACTTTCTCCGAATTCCTTCCCTAAGTCTTTTATTCCATCTATAAGACCATCCCAGTATTTATCAGAATCATCGGGTTCACTATACTGCTTAAACAGTTTCCATGTATATGTAAATGCCCTCTGGTAATCCTTTTCCAACAATGGCTCACCACCTGCCCTGACTCTCTTTATTTCTTGCCAAACGGCTAGGCAAAACAGCCGTCTCATGACTCCAATGTCATGCTTCCATAGCATTTCTTCTATATGTTTCTTCGTAACCTTTTTACAGTTTTTCATTAGCATCCATGCGTCTGTGTAGGCTTGCCAGTACCTCTTAAGTTGTTCTTCGCTCATACTCCACCGCCCTTACCGTGCACAAACAACTAAAACACTTATCATCACCAAACTTTCCATCATAGTGACTACATGTGGAACATGACTTTTTATTAGCCTCCATAATAATTTTTCTTAACCACATATGTAATTCATAAGTCACTTTTTCACCTTCTTTTAACCTATTTTTATTAGTTCGTATTATTAAAGCCTCATTCTTTCTATCACTGCTTTATATCATCCTTTCAAAAATTCTTGCTAAATAGCTCAAGCTGCTTCACTGGTTCAAAATTCATCCACAATACTTCTCGTTTCTTACTACACACCTGGGAATAACAAGTTGTTTCTTCCCTATACCATCCCTGCAGGCGGTCGTTGTACAATTTATTATCATAACCACTTAGAAGGACCGGCCCCTTATGTGCCAGAAGCGTGTCAAGCAAATCGTTCTGATTTTTGTCGTCCATCTCGAACCGATATTGTTTCCCATGTCTGGTACCTAAAACGTAAGGCGGGTCCGCATAAATTAATACATTCGGATAGTTAAATCTTGGTATAAGTTCCACAGCTGGCCGATTTTCTATCTGTACTCCACGAAGTCGTTCGGCCGCCTGCATAATCTTTTTCGGCAAATTGCACCAATCCTGCAAAGCGTACGAACGCTCTCGCCCCTGGACATCATTCTTCCATCCAACTTTTTCACCGTTCGTCCGAAATCCATGCCCCATGTTCAGACGTATGTAAAAATTTACAGCTCTGTCAAAGCTATCTGCTGGCACCGTTGCAAATGCGTCATCATATACCTTCCTAGCGTATGGTGTAAAATATATTTCTCTGGCCAGACGTTCTGGGTCTTTGCGCATCCATTCAAATAAGTTAACTATATTACTGTCTAAATCATTCACAGTTTCAATATGGCTGCGGGGTTTATTAAATAAAACAGCTCCGCTCCCAAAAAATGGCTCCAGATAACTGTGGTGTGGCGGAAAGAAACTAATAATCCAGTTTGATATACTCCACTTACTGCCTGGATATTTCATTACTGCTTTCATCTTCGCTCCTTTGTAAATACTTAATAGTGCATATGTCAGTTTTGTAAATCTTTTTCGGTTTCTGTGAGATATTCTTCCTCGGAGACTATGCTTAATAGTGAAACATCTATGTTCAGGAACTCGGCAGCAGCTTTTAAGGCATCGTCTTTCGTTTTTTCTCTTTCAGCCTCAATCTTTTCGGCACTGACTGGTTTTTTTAAGTTAAAGCCAATTTTTAAATAACAATCCGATGGGTTCCCATATTCATCTTCTGCGAATCCTGCTTCTTTTGCCACTCTGTAAAAAAAATCTATACTCTTTTTCATAATATCCTTTCTCCGGTTCTACCAGAAACGTTAATTTTTTGGCACGTAGTACGTGCAATCAATTACATTATCCTCTCCAATGCCATCTCCAAACTCAATATCGGTCTCATATGCTGGACATGTTGGATATGATAATATGCAGGTGTCACATAGATTATCCTTGGTTGTTATTTCTCTTTCCATCCGTCATTCTCCTCTCCAAAATGTTACTACAATGTATTTATGGGTAAAGTACACGACAGCCAGTCGTGTCTATATCCATCTTGTTGCTAAAGCTGTTAGAATAGAGAGTGCAATGGGCTGACGGCCAAAATGCTGGACTTTTCGTCCGTAAATTAGTCTGTCTGCCGGCCTCTCATTCGCAGCCGTTCGTTTTATGCAGGTTGAACTGCTGGTTACCAGTACGTCCGTGTCACACCACAGTAGATAGAATCGGCAATGAGTAAAGGTTGGGTTCCCATTACAAATCTAAATAAGGAGTTGGATCTATGAACGCAGTTGGTATTGATGTTTCTAAAGGTAAAAGTATGGTTGCTGCCCTCCGCCCGTTCGGCGAAATTGTTGCCAAGCCATTTGAAGTTCCGCATACTTCCAGTGGTTTCCATCAGCTAGTTGATCAGCTCAATTCTCTGGACGGTAGTACTCGGATTATCATGGAGCATACAGGACGGTATTACGAACCTATGGCCCGATGGCTCTCTGACTCTGGTTTCTTTGTCAGTACGGTTAATCCAAAGCTGATTAAGGATTACGGCAATAACACTCTCCGTAAAGTTAAAACAGATAAAGCTGATTCCGTTAAGATTGCACGCTATGCTCTTGACAACTGGCAGGATTTGCGCCAGTATACCAGTATGGATATCATTCGCAATCAATTAAAAACCATGAATCACCAGTTCAGCTTCTACATGAAACAGAAAACCTCTTACAAGAACAACCTCATCTCCCTGCTGGATCAGACTTACCCTGGCATTAATGACTTCTTTGACAGTCCTGCCCGCAGCGATGGCAGCCAGAAATGGGTAGACTTTGTTTCCTCATTCTGGCACGTGGACTGTGTGCGTTCTCTTGGGCTTGCTACGTTTACTGAGCGCTATCAAAAATGGTGCAAACGGCACGGCTATAACTTCCAACCAGAGAAACCAGCACAGATTTATTCGTTTTCCAAAGAACTGATTTCCGTGTTCACGAAAGACTCTGTGACTAAGTTTTTGGTTAAGCAGGCTGTGGAGCAGCTCAATACGGTATCTTTCACAGTGGAACAGCTCCGCCTGGAAATGAACCGTCTCGCCGCCCAACTGCCAGAGTATCAGGTAGTCATGGCCATGAAGGGGGTAGGCCCCTCACTCGGCCCTCAACTTATGGCCGAAATAGGCGATCTCTCTCGCTTTTCCCATCGTGAAGCATTAACTGCATTTGCCGGTGTGGACCCTGGGGTCAATCAATCCGGCACCTATGAGGCACGTAGTGTCCGTACATCCAAGCGAGGATCACCGCAGCTGCGCAAAACGTTGTTTCAGATCATGGACGTCCTAATTAAGTCCGCTCCTTCCGATGACGCTGTTTATCGCTTTCTGGACAAGAAACGTTCAGAAGGGAAGCCGTACTATGTCTACATGACTGCCGGTGCCAATAAGTTCCTGCGAATCTACTATGGCCGTGTGAAGGAGTATTTAGCTGCCTTACCCAAACCAGAATAACCTTGACTTAACATCCAATAGGCCAGCGTTTTACGGTGGTCTTTTTGTAGTTCCTAAACGCTGCATAAAACTTTTTTGCAAACTTCCTCAATTCTCTATTGACTTTTCATTTGCAGGCTAATTTTTAGAATCAATATAATCGCTTCTCACTTCGTCAAAATTATGACATTCATCCTCTGTTTCCTCGCAGCAATTATTGTATCCGTAACACCTTATACACTCCTTGCAGGTCTCGCCAACATCAAAGCCAGAATCCAGTATTTCATTCATAGTAATCATAATTTTTTCCTCCTGGTTTCCTGGAAACGCTAATATTGATAATTAAATCCATTCCGGCGGCAATACTCCGCCCATATCTCTGTCCGGTAGCTGCCACCGTAGACATACCGCTGTGCAAACTCCAACTGTCCCTCATTCGGGACTACGCCTAATCGCTCATTCCGCTCGGCCTGGGCATATAGGTTGACTGCCTTATATCCCTTCAGGGCTTCCACTCGCTCTGACGCATCCGCCAAATCTGCCGTCACCAATATGTATATAAATATCCTGTATGGCTTTACCCCATGCTTTCCCAGCAACTCTATTGTTCTTCTGATTGGTTCAATTTGGCTTTTTTGGTCGCAGGAAAAACGTATGAACCTAATCCATTTCAGCCCGGAAAGAATACCAGCTATTTCATCCGTTACCAGCCTTGCGTCCATCCCCTGGTTAAGGTCTATCTGGTATCCGGTCCCAATCAGGCCCTCAAGTTGCTTTATGCCGTGCTCACAGGCCAATATATTGTTATCCATCAGCACTAGCTTATCAGTATCATGTCTCACGATTTCCTGCCAGCGACTATATGACCTTATCTGCCCTTCCTTTCTTGGCACCACGCACCAGCGGCAGTGATTAGGGCATCCACGGGTTAGATAACCAATCGCATAATCACAATCCGGGTAGATGGAGTAATCTGGCTGCATGACATCAATCTCTGGTGGCAATTCCCGGCTAATAGGGATATCCCGGTATCCTGTCCCACCACGAATCGCATCGTCTGGAAGGTCAGGATTGTCTGGTGTAAAATCAAACACTTTGCTGCTATATACCCGGTCGTAATGCAATACCGGCACCCACCATTCCACAGTGTCACCTTGTGCCTTATGCCAAGCCGAAATTTTCATCAATGCATAATTAGGGAATATCTTATTTTTGAAATGCTCTTTCTCCGCATCGTGTAACCCAATAACCATTTTTCATAGAAGCCCGGTATACCCTTACCCCTGCAGGAGGCTGGCTCCTTTCTTAGTTTTCAAAATAACGATTGCTAACTTACAAATGCTTTATATTCCTCATAATCTACCAGCACGGTATCATATTCATCCCATTTCCGCACCAAATCCATGGTCATTTTTACAGGCTTGTCACACTTTATTACACCATGTCCATAATGCTCCTGGAAATCCTCAAGACTATATAATTCGCACTTGTCATAATCCATGGTGCCTAAATATCCAGTAAAACAACGCTCCTGCTCATCCTTGGTCCTTTCCCATCCCCATAAAGTGAACCGGGTTCCGGCAGAATGCTTAATACTTACGGCTAAATATTTTCTATCCTTCATCCCCCTGCCTCCTGATGCATTTCATCATATTGGTACTGTAAGCGACATTCTTTACAGGTTTCACAGGGTTCTCCCTCCCCATCAATGGTCCTTAATCCGGCACATAAGCCTTCCTCCATTCCTGGATTTTCACAGCGCCGAACCATATAACAACGAGCAATCGCATGTTCAATCCTTTTTTCATCTGCTTTTACCCTTCGATATATCCAGTCCAGAAGCATGAGTAAATCCGCTCTTGTTGTTGCATTATGTGTTGCCAGGCTTAACTCCAGTTCTATCAAACCCATCTTTTTTTCGTACGGCAACCATTCAAACCTTTCTTTGTCAAACTTCATCTTCAATCCTCTTCTAAATACGTGTTTAATCAAACGGTATTTCCCCTTGTACTGCAATAAATCCAGTATCAGTCTTATTCCATCCATATATTTTGGTTTCGGATGAATAGTTCTTCAGACGTTTGGTTTCTGGCTCATAATAAAGTGGGATAAAGTAATCCATCATGCCGCCATCACGGTCCTTAGCAATCTCAATTACGTTTGTTGCCTGGTAAATCGGGTTATCATCTTTCCAACCAAACATTTGCTTACTAAGGCGTTTGAAATCCTGATTAACTCTATGCACAATAAATGCATTATCTACAGCATTTCCTAAATCTGCTGTACCGGAAATATCGTCCAACCGCAAAAATCCCATAGCCTTGCGAGGGTGTGCCACAAACAAAATATGTACATTATAAGGCTTAGCAATCTCACCTTGCAGTGTCAAAATAAATTTGGTTTGTGCCTCATATTTGTTTTCTGACATACCGGAAATATCGAAGGTCATGAGGTTATCTAAAATCAACATATCCAACTTGTCAGCCTCTATTTTACGTTTAAATTGTTCTTCCACCGCTTGAAAATCAAATCCGTATTCGTTGTTGTATAACCAGAATTTTCTATCCAGCCATTCCGCAATTTGCTCCTGATATTTTCTCTGTACATTGTAATAACCTTCGAATTGAGTAGGCTCTGTGTAGCCTTTTCCGGCAGCCTGTAGATTCATCCATCTCATAAAATTCTTTGGGGCCAATTCCCCTGAAAAAACTCCAATATTGTTTCCAGCCTCAACGCCGTCCAGAACCATCTCGGAAATAACAGAACTTTTACCAGCTGCTCTCAACCCTGACATAACAGAAACATATCCCTTTTTTAGTCCCCTCATTTTTTTGTCAACATCTGCAATTCCAGTTTTTATAAAACGTTCATCAGGCACCGGCAGGTTTAGAATATCCGTAGCCGTATAAAATATCGGTTTTCCATCTACCGGTTGAATAACCTTTACTTGGGATTGAACTGGTTGCCTTGAATAAATTTTCCGCTCATATTCCTGTTGCCTCTTTTCGTATGCATCAGGTTCATACAATATTCTCACATCCCGCCAGGTTTTATCCTGGCAGGAATTGTGAAAGCAATGAAATCCGATTGCCCCTGACCGCGCCTGGAAAATACAGGCGTCTTTTCCTTTGTGGTTGCTGTCAAACGGGCATTGTTCCAAAATATACTTGGTTCCGTCCGAATAACTGGTCTTTTGATACCGCAATCCATATTTTATCAGCCATTCCTCCAAGTCGAATTCTCTGGGGCTGTAACCATTGTATTTCTGTGGCTTCTCTGGTACCGGAAGCATAGCAGACAGTTTCTCCAGATATGCCCTGTCGGTCGGCTCCCTACTTCCCTCTGACAACAAATGGCTCATTCGGTGCGGGTTCTCCGGTGTATTACTTCCTTTGCGGGCCATGGTTCCATATAATTTGCAGATTCTTGCCGGGTTAAAATTGGACTTGTCGATAGATACAGTCTCATTGCTAAAAAACATGTCTAATACCATAAGACAACTCTTTACCAAAGTTTTATTTTCCTCTGAATTTGCAAGCTGAATCCGATATAACAAATGTATTCCATTTCCACTCATAGCTGTGACTGGTGAGTTAAAACCAATATTCTTCATAAACGCATAAACTCTATTTCCAGTTTCCTTTGCCTTTTGTAGCTGTTCATTCGAACTAGATACACCTGAAGGACGTTTGGGGTCTACATCTACAAAAAGCCAATCATAACCAACAATATCATTATCGCTTGTCTGAACTTTTGTATTTGTTACAAACCGATTTCTTTGCTCTCTGGAATAGCAATCTGGCTTAATGTCGTTCAAAACCATGTATATATTACTATCCGATGAATTCAGATGGCAAAGTTGTTCCAGCATAGTATCTGCATTACAAAAATAGCCACTGCTTACCCTCTTGCCATTTGCTTCCAGGCAACGAACCTCAAACAACTCACCATCATTTTTTAAGGCATGTATTGTTTTTCGGATTTCGTCTAACTCAAATAATTTCTGTCCTACTGCCATTTCTTAGACTCCTCTACTGCCAGCCCATCCACTTGCTCATTATGTATATTTCCATTATGCCCTTTTACCCAAATTGGAGAAATATCCGCAAACTGCTTATAAAGCGCAAATATCTCATTCCACAATTCAACATTCTTTCCCACCCGATATGTCCCTTTTAAGGTCTCGATTACATATTTGCTGTCAGAATAAAGGACTACCGGCAAACTTCGGTCAGTAATACATTTCAAGGCATTCAGAACTGCCAACATCTCCATCTGATTATTTGTTTTCCCGCGACATCCACCACTCTTTAAGCGATATTTGTCATTGTAGACTAACTTAGCCGCCCATCCACAGCCAGAATCAGGTGAACCATTATTAAGAGCTGAACCATCTGTGTAAATGATGATTTTATCTGTTTCATCCATCATTGCCACCTCTTTGCATTCCCAGTCTCATATTCCTGCTGCGCAATTTTTTTTGCCAAATCCCTAATCTCAGAAATTGCGGGTGGAAACTTATTTTCTTTGACCCATTGAGATACTGCATTTTTTACCCATTTGGATTCCAAATCGCACAAAGATTCAAACCAAACATTTACCTCGTTAACATCCTTCAGCATATCGCTTCTGGCATAGGCTCCGCGTATGATGGAAATAACATCCATAAACTCTGTCTTACTCATTCAGCCATCCCTCCAAACTCCCAGATTTATTCTTGTCATCATATTGACCTTCAAGCACTTTTGGAAAATTATTAGGTCTGGCAAACCATTCAAAATCAATCATCCAACCACGATTGCCTCCTCCTTTCAAAAACGTGCTGCTATTTATTTTTTGTATTGCTTTGAGAACATCATCAATACCATACTCTTTTATTCTGGCAGAAATCATTTTGTATCGAGTGGATGTAGATGTCATTCTACTTATGGGATTTACTCCCAACTCGTTCCAGGCTTCAACCACACGTTGGACATCTGTCCGACATATAGTGTCGTCAGACACTATAATATCTTTATCTATACCTATCCTATCCTTACCTAACCTAACCTGCGTCTCCCTGGTAAGCAAAGTGTTGTCATTTGTGTCGCATGTGGTGTGCTTTTGGTTTGCATTTGGTATACCAATGGGGTCCATATGGTTGCTTATTGGTATGTCATTGTCACTTTTTATTAACTGATACGCGCCATTTTCTTTAATAGAAAGCATATCCTTTTCCTCAATATATTGTGTCGGTTTGTATCTGTCACTTCGAATGTAATTATGTATAAGCCAATGTTTTATTACACATACACCTTCATCGAACTGGATGATAAAACGCTTCATAAGCAGCATGTCATAATCATTTTGATTTGCTCCAACATTCCGCATTATTTTCTTTGCGTTATTCAAAAATCCATCATCATCTGCCCTTAATAACAAATGAAAATATAATGCCTGTGAAGATAATGGCATTTCAGTAAATGCATCACTATCAATGATTTTTTTTGACATCATACGTCTTTCCGCCATAATTAACCTCTGCCTTTCCATAATTTAGACACTTAAATGGCTTGTCCTTGAAATCTGTCCTCAAAATTTTCTTTTTAGCCAGGCAGACTGGCTTTTGTTGCTTTGCCGTAGGGGAATCTACCCAAATAATATTAGTGCAATGTTCGCAGTCAGCCTTAAACCGCTTATAATGTAAAATTTCTCGAACATAGTAGTAAAATGTATCAAGGTCGTAAAAATCGCTTCCATCATCAATCATGTTAAATACTTCCTTGATAGAACAGCCATCTTCCAGATTCTTAACAATGAATTCCCGCTTTTCTTCGAACATGCTATTGCGCTTTTGATGCCCAGACATTTACATCACCCCCAACAATTCAAGAATTCTTTTACCTGATTCTTCTGGTCTACAAAACAGAAACTTTACTCCATATTTGTTTTGCATTGTTGAACAGGACTTAGCAAGCCATTCACCGGTTGCCGCATCTGGAAAACATTGCACTAATTTATATTTGGGTTTACCATTTTTCCAACTCCCAATAATTTCTTTAGATTTTTTCCACATATCCAGCCTCGGATTGCGCCATATGGTCAGGTCCTCAAGTGACTGAACCCCATCTTTATTTTCGACCAGAATGTAGAGCTGTATTTCACTGTTTTGTGCCCTCTTTAATCCTCGGTGGAAGAATCCATGCCGCTTAACGTAAAGCGTCTGAAAATCGCTTGTAGTACGTTCAGCAATATGATTTTCAAAACATAAAGTAGCAATCTCTTTCTCGGCAAATCTATTTTCATCATCATCACAAATAGCATGATAAAGACGCTCTGCCAAATCAAAAGAAACTCCTTGCATTTCGCAAATATCGTATACTTTTTTATGTATTTCCCTTTTAGGCATTTTCTTAAACTGGATATCACCAATTAACTCGGCGATATCCTTTTTAGTGTCCACACAAACACTTTGATTTGACGGTAACGTATAATCGCCACAATACAAAGCTGTGCGGTTCCAGTAAATTCCTACTGACCGGAAATACTCATGCTTATTCTTATGCTTGTTTTCTTGCTGACGAGTATCTTCCAATATAAGCATTTCTATCCCCCCTTTCGATAATGGGTAGCAAACTGTCAATTAAATGGCAATCCCTCGTCCTCTACCCCATCTGGTATATTCATGAATCCGTCGCCTACAGGACTTGTTGAAACTGGTCTATTCTGTGGTTGATTTACACCGTTAGAAGCTCCTTTACTATCCGCAAACTCCTGGTCATCCAGGATGACCTCTGTTGTATATACCTTTTGACCATCTTTATTTACATAACTACCTGTTTGGATTCTGCCTGACACCAGCACCCGTATTCCCTGGTGGAAATACTTCTCGGCGAACTCAGCAGCGCGGTCAAATGCAACACAGTTGATAAAGTCGGCTGTTTGTTGCTCGGCGGAACTGTCCTGGCTCCTGCGGCCCCGCCTGTCCACTGCAAGGGTGTATCTGGCTATAGCCATGGAACGCTCTCCCTGTGAATATCTGATTTCAGGGTCTCTTGTTAGTCGCCCCATAATTATAACTTTGTTCATATCCTTTTCTCTCTTTCTCCGGCTGCCCCGAGAGACAGCCGGTAACATCAAAATCTTAGGAAATTACGGTGAACTGTGGCAGTTCCGCCAGTTCATTCTGCAAATACTCCTTAATTGACTTCATGGCCGCATTCTTCCACGCACCACCATCAGCCTCAAAAATAGCACATTCCACACCACGGCCATCAGCCTGTCTCATGCGGAAAACAAATGCGCTCTCCGGCTGTGTTACTTCTATGAATGTTCTGAATGGCTGTAATTTAACCGGATTTGGAACAATAGCATCTCCCACACTTGTAATTCCTGTTTTTACCGTAGCTTTCTGCGTCACTCCATCATCGCCATACTCTACAATAGATTCATCTTTTACCGTACCGGAAAACTTTAATAGCAACGCGCGGTCATCGTTGTCAATGAATTTAGACTGTAAGGCTATGATGAAACGTTCGTTCCCCATGTAGCGCCCATACTCAAAATCCGGAATCATGGCCTCTACATCCACCAATTCCTCGCGTTTCCGGTCTGCATCCAACATTGAGAGCACTCTTACTTTCGTAGGAGTAACGACCTGCACCAACATTTTTTCTGCCATCGTGTCAACGCCTGCTTTCAGATAATCTACCAGACTGGTAAGCGTGTTCATCTGAATGGCAGAAGCTCTCAGTTCATTCTCTTCTCTATATACGTCCTTATCAACATACCTTTCGCCATTGATATCCAGAACTTCTGCGGTTTTTAAACCAACAACATACTGTAAAGCGTCTCTTGTCATATCCATTTTTCATATCCTCCTTATGCCTGTTTAGCTGTTCTCATATCCAAAACCTTTACTGGAGACTCTTTAATTTCTCCTGTTTCCGGGTCTACAGTTTTTCCATCCACTACAAGTTCCGCCGGATTCTGGGCGCTTGGTTTAAATTCCATCTGTCCACGAATGGTATTTCCATACTCCTGTGCGTACACTTCTCCGGTTCTTAAATCTTTTCCGATTGCCATTCTTGTGACCATCGGCTTTACCGGAGCCAGCTTTGTCGTAACAGAAATATCCACCGCCGCGTCATCCCTGTCCTCATTCTGTTCAAATTTAAGTCTGATTGCGATTTCACGCTTGTTTTTATATGGAGTGTTGGGATTCTGCATATTCTCAACAACCTCCTCCATCGCTTTTGCAAATACTTCCTGTAAGCCACCGCCTACCATTTCTTCCAGATTTACTTTTGCCATGATATTTTCCTCCATAGTCAATATGTTTAAGGGTTACATTTATTTAATAGGCCTATTAAAATCACATCATAGTTTTGATTGGGATTACGCCCATATGTTAATCACTTTCCGGCAAAATCTCCACACCAGTTACACGTTTTAAGAACAACCGTCCATCATCGGAAACGCGATACCAATGCTCTCCGCTTTTTGTTGCTAATCCGATTGACACAAGCTGTTCCCAATCCTCTGAATCTCTTGGGCCTGCGTCAAAATAGTTTCGATATGGCTCATATTTCCTGTGCTTTGTTCCACGCACTTTTTGGTTATCAAAACCAATGGCGTGCTTCATATCATCAATCTGCTTGTATGTAACCTTTTCATAAACTGAACTGTTTACCATGCCCTACTCCTTTTCCAAATCATAGAAAACCAGTTCCTCATTTTCTGGCAACGGACACTCATCCTCTTTCCATTCCAGCGGCCTGACGCTTGACCAGTGTTTTGTTCTGGTATCGTACAAACCAATAATGCTCAGCACTTCTTCCGTATAGCACCGGCTATCAATTAAAAGCCGGTCTGATCGTCTGGTTATTTTATTGTCTCGATATTCCATAACGAATTTATTTAGTTTTCTGGCATCTCTCAAATCGGTCTGTGATGGTTTGTAATGCAATGTATATGTAATTCCATCAACTAATTTCAGGACTTCCCTGTCAGCCCATCTGGCTGTTTTAATGGATGAAGTGTATAACCAAACCTTTCCTTTATATTCCTGTGCCTGAAGGCGGTGAATCATCTCTACCACCCTTGGAGCAATCAACATCGGTTCACCACCAGTAATTACCAGCTCTTCGTACTTCAACAAATCTTCAAACTTGACCTCTGGCACATTACCGATATGCTCATTACAGCAGTTCGGGCAATGTCTGGGACAGTTATATGTAACAATTACTCTTGCAGTTTTCTTCATTCACTTTCGTCCTCCAAATCTTTAAGAATGGATTCTATATCCAGAAGTTCCTCAAGTTCTCTGCCAGCACACGGAGGTTCAATAGGTGCGCCTCCGTAACACCTTATACCATGCGGGCATTCATCATCATAAATACAATAATTGCAACGTTCTTCCCCATCATGCTCACTTAGCCATTTTTCAAATCTTGCATTGTCAGACATCTTGTCTCAACCTCCAATTAATGAATCCAGAACCTGAACTCTGCTCTGTACCTTATCCGGCTTTGCAGAACCGCTCCCAACAGACTTATTGTAAATTTCGCTCACACTCGTCTGGTTAGAATCAAAAAACCTATACAGAACTGCTTTCAGTTCATCCACCGACTTTCCAGCCCGTAATGCTTTCAGTGCAACATATGTACAGGACACCAGATGGCTTCTGGTCTTAATTTTCTTCAATACACGCTTATCTGTCTTTTCTTCAGGATTTAAAAGTTCGCTGACTTCCTTAACATAATCAAGGGCCTGTCCAATTTCCTGTACCTGCTCTTCTGTAACCGCCGCTGATTCGATAAGAGGACGAAAGCCTTTTGTCGTGAAGTCCCGGCAATCCGAAAAGCATAATGCCCAGGCTTGCATAGCAACATTTTCGTCATTGTAGCGACGTTTCCCTGCTTCAGTAATTGCCCCTGCAATCATTTCATGCTTGGCAATTTCCTGGAATTTCAGAATGCTTTTCGCTTTAACTCTTGTCAGTTCTACACTGGTAAGAGGCTTTCCGTTATTTATACGGAAGAACAGTTCTGCAATCTCTTCCTCAGTAATGCCCTCAAAATAATAGATTGTCAGTGAATAATCTTTAATATTGTCCTGCGCCCATTCTGGCAGTTCTGGAAACATCATGCCAGTAATTATTACGGGATATCCGTTTTCATCTGTCACCGCCGGCATATCTTCTGACAGTGGAAATTCACCATCCAAATATCCCTTGATAGCCAGTGACCTTTGCTGACCATCCAAAGCATCATATTTTCCATCATCTCTCCGAGCAAAGTAGAATGGAGGAATCGGATATCCCTCAATCATAGAGTGAATCAGCAAAGATTTTCTGGACACATCCCAAACCGGATTTCTCTGAACTGCGCAGTCAAAAGAAACCTGTCCTTTCTCAATCTGGTTCCGCAGCGTTTTACCGCTCCACTGAATATTTGCTTTTTTCAGCATTTCTTGTCTCCTCCCTAAAATAGTGCTCTCCTTAACTCCACTTCCAATCCAGCCTCTGCACATAACACTTTAACGCGGCTTCCAGCCACTTTTTCGACCTCAGCCAACATTTGCTTAGGGTCTGCATTAAAATGGCTTAAATGGCATAATATGACGTTACGCAAACACGGTGTTTGGTTTTTACGAACAACATCAAGTACCGTTGATAAACTGCTGTGTCCACGCATAACGTGTTCATAGTTCGCATCCGTGTTCTCCACATCGTCCATATGGTTACACTCAATCAGCATATGATTTAATCGTTGTTGCCGGAATGTCCACGGAAGATATTCAAAATCTGTAGCAAACAGCAGTTTTCCCATTTCCTCATGCTCAATCAAATACGCATAATTGGGAATGTCATTGTGCGGCACATAAAACGGCGTTACATTAAATCTTCCAACTTCAAACATTTTCATTTCTGGCTTACCGTATAACCGCTCTCCATGCACGGAATCAACCAATTGTTTTGTCTCGTCATTGGTATAAATCTTGATTCCTGTAGCAAGGATATCCTTTGCATAGCCGATATGGTCTTTATGAGAATGAGTCACCAAACATCCAACTACTTTACCAATCTGGAAACCAATAGCTTTTTTCACATCCATTAAACGGCAGCCAGCTTCCAAAAGTAGAATTTCTTCCTCTGCAATCAGTGCATAGGCATTTCCTTTTGAACCTGAGTCGATGCATTTCAATATCATTTTGTCATCTCCTTTGGCCTTATACGTTTCCCAATAGGATATAGCTGGTTCCATATATCAAGCAAACTCTTTACTCCAATTTTCATATAATCATTTACTCCTTTGGGTACAGTCCGCATACTATCAATATCAACATAACAGATGCTGATTCCTAGTTTTAATATCTGATACGGCATATCTTTAGTTATGAATAACCATCCTACCACTCTATCAGCAGCCTTATCATCAAGAAATCCTTTGGTTTCAGCACAGACATCCGATTCATTTTCTGACATTTCATATAGAAACGCACCAGAGGGTGTTATTACAGCAATCATTCTTCCACCCCAATTTCATCACATGCAGGGAAACAGAAGAGCCTCGGCAGCGTATGTACTTCTACATCTCCTGAATTTACTGGTTTGATAAATGCTCCCACAGTAGAACTTTTCAAAACCTCCATGCTCTCTGCATCGAAATTGTGTCCATTGTCAGTCACCAGACTTGACATAATGCCGGTATACTCTTGGTGTAACATTTCCATAGCTTTCTGCGTTTTCCCCGGACCAGTATATTCAGCCATTAACCATTGCTTTGTGCCAGAGCCAGCTATACTTACTGCGTAAATCATATTTTGTTCAAAAACAAACACAAAATTCTCATATGGTACATCGTACTTTCCATTTTGGCTGATAACTCTCATTCTTCAACCTCCTCGTCATTCGGCATCCGGAATAATCCGAAATTTTGGTCTGCTACATACTCATCGAACAGTTCTTTCGGATTTCCATATGAATACAGCTTCAATAATTGAAACATTCTGTAGCATTCCCAAATCCAATTTAGAACTCTTTGTGCCTTCTCTATAGAGGAATATTTGCCTAACTTATCGTAGCCATCAACAAACGGATAAAATGCGATAATATGGTTATTCCCATCAATACTTATCGAGATGCAGTTATCCAGATTAACTATCTGTATTCCATTCTGACTTTTAATCAGCACCGAAGAACACCTCCCTCATAGAAAACACGCACCTACCAACTCTTAACCGTTCGCGATTCATTTTTGACTGCTGTTCGTTGTCACAAATAAACTGGCGGCAAATTTCCGGCCTTACCTCATAAATCGTGCAGATTTTCTTTCCGTTGTCCCGAAACGGGCAGGTCATGTCAAGTACCGGCTTCGCCACTGGAATAAGGTGTTTACTCTCCCTTATCCCGTTCTGACGAATGTACTTGTGAATCTTGCGGATTTCATCATCCGACAACGGAAGAATATCTGAACAGCAATTCCCACACTTAGAGCATTTTCCATTAACCGTGTAGTTGTAGAGGTTATCTTCCATGCCTTTTGCTATTACCGATAACGCAGACATACACTCCATGGACTTATCCCTCCATCCAGCTTTTATCCACCACGGGAGCAGGTTCTTTCTGCTTATGGACTGCTGTCATATCTGCCATGGTTTTAGGCGGATCCTTCTGCTCGATTACCTGTTGCTGTTCTGGATCTACTGGAAACTCCTGGGCATTAGCATTGTAATTGATTTCTTCCTGAACCTGCTGATACACAACATCATCAAGTTGCCTGTATTCCTGTGCCGCCACTGGATTTCCAAAATCTTTCGGAATTTTTTTCATAACGTTGTTACGCATTTTTCGAATAATCATACTTTCTCTGGACTGTGGTTCTGTCCATGCTGGAGAAAGATAAGGCTGCAATTCCAGACTATCCAAAATCTTATCCAAATCATTCAGTTCCTTTGCTTTGTCCATGATTTCCTTTTTCTTTTCAGCAATCTGCTTCTTTTGTGCAGGTGTGGCTTTAAACCTGCTTTCACAAATTCCAAATGTCTTATCCATAAGATTGTTTGATATATGCGCATACAGGTTTTTCAATACGTCATCACGTTCTCCAAAGTGATATTCAATACGCCCGTCCATATATTCAATGGGATAAACTACCCTTATTACTTCACCTTTTCCAGATGGTTCCCATTCTGGCGGCTCCACCTCGATACCCTTTCTTTTCCCGTATGAGAAGGCATCGCCAGAACGAACTAACCAATATGGGTGTACCGTTTTGATTCCTCTACCAAATTTTGCTGTGAGAGCATCATTCCCATCACCCTCAAGCCCCATTTCAATTTGCTTTTCCCAATTATCAGCCTGCCCTTTCTTCGCGGTATTCACGTTGCGAATTTGAAAATAACACTCTCTAGGAACTGCATTAGTATTGAGTTTAAGCGCGGCAACGGTCAATAGCGTACTCTGCAAATTTGCCGGGTTGATATCATTAGGGGTAAGTCCCTGATTATGTATTAGACTGTAAATACTTCCCATTGCCGCAATTACACACTGTTTGGAATATTCGTCAAAGGTCACGCCACGTTCCTCCAGCATTTGCCGCGTAGATTCTACACAGGCATTTGTAACCGTTGCAATCTCACTCCTAAATGCAACTGTAGCTGGCTTAACCGGTGGCTGTACTGTAGTTGAATCCTGTTTATTCTCTGTCTGCTTTACTACCATGATTATCTATTCCCTTTCTGTCCCATTCGGAACATTTGCTTAAAAGTGTCCAACCAGTTCCCCTCATTATGTGCCATCTTATTGTAATGATGGCTGCTAGCCAAACACGCTGACGCGACTGCCAAACTCCCCATGACCTTCCGATTCTGCTGATTACTCCTGCGGCTTCTCTGTTTATGCTTTAATACTGTTGCCATGATTAATTGTCCTCCTTATAATTCAGCAAGTATTCTTACATACTTTTGTGCGTTACTTCCCCAACTTTTTCGTTCTTCTGAAATCACAATGTCAGAGGTGTTTTCATCTATATCAATCTCCACAATAGTCTCTTCTCCTTCATTGCAATTCTCTGATATCTCCGCCATAGCGGAATACCCATTTTTATAGACATTGACCTCAATCTCCATATCTGGAGGAAACTTCGCCAATTCTTGAATCATTTCGTAAACTGTCATCAATTCTCCTTTTCCAGCAAATAAGTTGCTTCCATATCAGCTTCATGAAGAGCCAATACCAGCGGATATTTCTCCATAGCCGACCCCAGTGTGTTCCAGTTCTCTTTCGGCTCGTAGGCTCCCATATGCCAGCGGATTGCATACCGCTCAACTGGAAGTAACTTTATGTATTCTTCAATCATCATGACTGACTTTTCGCCGTGTCCATAAGGAATCCGGTCATCAACCGTATAGAAAGGAACTTGTACCCATACACCAGATTCATTCTTCTTATTACGCATTTCAGTGGTGTAGTAATAGGTTTTGCACAGGTCATGAAGAAGAGAAACAATCACTATGCTGTCATTACTGATTTCCGTGTTCAGCAATCCTTTCCAAATGTTGTGTTCAGAGCCAGAAGTCTTTTTGTCCAAACAATCATAAACATTCAGGCTATGTTCCAGCAGTCCACCCTCGTAAGCTCCATGAAACCGTGTACTTGCCGGTGCTGTATAAAAATCACTCTTGCGAATGAACTCCAGCAGTTTATCCATACCATTACGTTTTACTGATAAAAGCAGTTTTTCAAACCGTTCCTTCATTTTCATCCTCGCTTTCTTTCACTAGGCCAACAATGGATTTTACTTTATCGGCAAACGCCGCGATTTCTTCCTTTGGCACATCGACTTCGGTCACGATACCTTTTGCAGAGCTGTTAATCTGCACCTTGTCGCTAACCTTAACCGGAATATTGGAACGATATGTATATTCCCTGCCAGATGGCTTGTCTCCCTTTAAAAACTTCACTTTAATCAGCATTAGTTCTCCCTTCTGCACCAACCGTAATATTCTGTCTGGGTCGAAAAGTCTGTCAGGATTATTTGTGGTTCCCCTTTTGTACAGATGAAATCTCCCTCGCAGATGTATACACACTCATCACAGTCCTCACATTTTTTCATTCAGAATCCACCTCAATCTTGAAATCCTCATCATTGGAAACCGACAGCATAATCATCTGGGTATCCAGAAGAGGCATATTGCCTGCGCTTACTTTCTCAGCATTATCAATGATTACAGGTGCGGTAACTCCAATAATTTCAGACAATACATTGATGACCTCAAGTCCCATAATAAGCTTTTCAGCACCCGATGTAGTATTCTCCCCATATGGACTACCATTCTTCGTATAAACATCGCATACACGATCTACACCGCCATTCTTTTGCTGTCGAAATAACTGAAATCGTACATTTTTAAAGTGCTTGTTTACTTCTTCAGTCAGATAATTGTCTTTGGCTGTCTGGAACTCTTCGCACATCATCAGAACACGTTCCTGGTCAGCAATCAACTGAACCTTATCCTTGAATTGCTTTTCCAGTTCTGCCACACGGTCTTTGGCTTCATCAGACTTGTCCACCGCTGCAAACTTCTGGTTAACCTCTGCAAGCTGTTCTTCCCATTCAGCCTTTTCGTCTCTCAACTGGGAACGGTAATCAGCACCCGTATTCATGTTCCGAAGTGCCTCTTCTTTCGTCCGGATTTCCAGGCACATGGATTCATATTCCTGGTTTTCAGATAAATCCACTTCTTCCGGAAGTGTCGCAAGTTCCTCCATTGCCTTGGTCTTATCTGCGTTTGCAGATATTTTACCTGCTTTCGCAGATTCCAAGGTTTTTTCCGCTTCCTTCAATTCCTCGTTTGTCTTATTGATTTTCTCAACACAGGCTTGACCCTCTTCACAGATTCTCTCAAGCGCCTTATTCCTGCTCTCTTCAAACGCTACCTTTTCAGCCTCGTATTTCTCCCAGTGCTGCTTTTTATCTGCTTCAAAGGACTCAATTTTCTTCTGTTTCAATTCTTCTGGCAAGTCCTGTCCACAGGTAGGGCAAACCAGCGCATCTGCTGCCATTGGTTCCAATTCCACGTATTCTGGAAAAACTTTTGCTTCCTCGACCTCGACACGTTTGGAAAGTTCCGACCGAAGCATCTTGTTGCTTTCTACAATTCGATTCAGCCGCTCAATCTCCAACTCCGCCATTTTCTGCTTCTGCATAGCTGTCCGGAAATCATCATCAGCCTTATCAATCTGCTTCTGAATTTTCCGTTTTAGCTTAACCAGACCTTCATTAGATACCCGAACAAGCTCCGCTTGCTTTATTTTCAAATCAATAATGTTTTTAGACTTTTCATCATAATCAGAAACTACTGCCGTGGAATTCTCTATTTTCCGGTCAATCTCCGCAATTTTTTCGTTAATTACGTTCCGCTGAAGCTCCATGTCAGAAACATCCACGTCCACAATGTCCTTACTTCTCTCATTGATGAAAGCTGAAATCTGATCACGCTCTGTTGTCATATCAGCAATGGAACGCTTTGCTGTAGCTCGCACTTCGTCCAGCGTCTTTCCGTTTCTGATAAATGTAAGAAGTTCGTCAAATCCTCCAACTTCAACCAAAATCTGTTCTTCGGTCACATTGGCAATTAATGATAAAATCAGATTTAATTTTTCCTTTTTATCCAACGTGAAGAAATATGTAGGGCTGGTAATTAACTGGAAGTTTTTCTCTGATACAATGTCAGCAATGCGCCGCTTGAACTCTGTCTCCGAAATCTCTACGTTGTTCCATGAATAAATGTTCTTGTCCCCTTCATGGACCTCTGATGTGGTTCCCCTTTTTCTAATCCAGTTTTGGCGCTGAGTTTTTTGAAGAAGCACCTCAACACCGTCGATTAAAAGTGTCAGTTCTACAACCACGTCCACATGGTCAACATCTATTCCCTGCATATCATACGGCCTGGGACGAAATTCTTTTCCTTCGCTCTTACCTGTGCTAGACTTTCCAAACAATACCCAAAAAATCCCATCTGCCACACTGGATTTCCCTGTCCGATTTTTGGCATAAATCCAGGTTTTTCTTTCTCCAAACTCAACCTGCCGGTTCAATTTCTTAAAATTTTCAAATCTGGCCGAAACCAGTTTAATCACTTTCATCTTGTAATCTCCTTAAAATCCCTTTATAATAAGGGTGTGCTAAACTATTTGTCCATGGGCCTCTTTGCGGTTGCCGCCGCTGGGGTCCATCTTCATTTCTTCCAATATCTCATTACTTGCTGCCTCAGCCCCCGCCTCAATCCTATCAGCGTTTCCGGTCATAACGACACCAGATTGGACCATGGCCTGTATGATGATACCTTTAATAACTTGTCTCTGTATTATCCTCATCTCCTCTCACAGCCTCACGCCCATGGCCGCCGCCATGACCACGATAGATACCATCCACATCCCCAACAGCCAGATGACCGCCGGCACAATCCACTTAGCTGCCCTCATGATTGGGCCGTCTCGGCGCCTCCTGTACCGTCTGAAGGTCACCATACACCTGTGCCCCATGATGTTGGTCATTACCGCAGTGGCCGGTCCTACAAAATCCACACGCCAGCCGGGATACTGGACTGCTGCTTTGGCGCGGATGGCTAACTCAGTTACTTTTGTCATTATGTTTGTCCCTCCTCCCGTATCCTTCCTAGATGCCTGTCCAGTTTGGGCCGGTAAACATGAAATTCATCCTGTTTTTTACCTGTTTTTTCTTTAGGTATGTAATCACCTATATCAAATAGATTTCTCCTCATGTGTTCCCTAACAGCCTGCCTTGACATGCCTAATTCTTGAGCTGCCTGTTTAATAGGAACCCTTTCACACATTACTATCATCCTCCTTCTTTCCATATTTTGTTCATCCCCCTCCTATTGACAGGGGTCCGTAGCAGAGTTACAATTACACTACGAGCCACAAGAACATATGTTCTTATTCTTTAAGAAAATAATCAAGTGGAACTCCGAAATAATCTGCCAGGATTTGAAGTTTATCAACCTTAGGTTTGCTTTTCCCCTTTTTCCAGTCTGAAAAAAGGGTTGGCGATATCCCAGTGTCCTTGGCTACTCGATAGGTTGTCTTGTTGTTTTTCAACAATAGGTCAGCAAATTTTTTGTACACTATTTTTTCTCCTTTCCTAATTTTCTTATTGCTTTTATTTAGGAAATCCTATATAATATATTTGTGACGAATATATTATAAGAAGAATATTAGGTTTGATTTTTAGGATTTCCTAACTTATGACATAAGTATAATTGAGAAATCCTAATTTGTCAAGCACTGTTTTTGTGATTTCCTAATTATTTTTCGGAAAGGATAGTAATGTACGAGATTTTTGTCCAGTTACTTGACAGAACAGGAAAAAAAGCTTCAGATGTAGCAAAAGCCACAGGAATACCATCATCGACTTTTTCTGACTGGAAGAAGGGAAAAAGCTCGCCCAAAGCCGAAAAATTACAAAAAATAGCAGACTACTTTGGAGTATCTGTAGACTATTTAATGACAGGAAAAGATGAGCTAGACGAAAAAAAGAATCCTTATAGCAACCTAAAGGGCATATACCTATCTTACGCCAAGGAAGCCCAGGACAGCGGAATTGACCCTGATGATATACGCCTTGCAATAGATACTATTAAAAGGCTAAGAGGTGGAAAATAGTTGAACCAGAATTGCAAATTAGAGCTATATCGTGATATCATACGTATAAAGCGTTTCATGGGATTTAGAGATTTTCAATATGGAATAAATCTTGTGAAGGAATTTGAAAGCTTTGGAATAAAAACAGAAGCTATACCATTTAAAACCCGTGGATTACGTGGCATGGCTGCCGTAGGTGAGAAGCCGGAACCGGATGTTATACTCTTAAATAGCGCCCGGTCACCAGATGAACAGAATTTTGATTGCGGCCATGAAACAGTGCATTTAGCCTTACATAGGCACACTGGAAGGACTACTTTTAATTGTTATAACAGACCTACCCCAAACCAGGATCCATTTTTAGAATGGCAAGCAAATGAAGGGTCGGCAGAATTTTTTATGCCGTATCGCGTTTTCATTCCTATGCTTCGTGATGCAGTTGGATGGAAGCCCACAAACGTTGATATAGATTCGTTTATCAAGACGGCTTGTGATACCTTCGTGGTACCCGAAATGGCAGTACGATACCGATTAGAAAATTTAGCATATGAAATCTTACAATTTTATTCTGGTACGGAATTAGTGGACATAAACATTTTATCCAAAAAGCAACAAGAGCGTAGTGGATTACATCTGATGTCACTAAACACTATTCCCGATGGAGCCGCTTTTGACATTTATGAGTATATAAACGAAAAAAGCCACTCCTATTGGCGCAGGAATGACTTTTGACATAATTTTCTTACCGGACTGCTCCGAAAGATATATTTTGCTTCGCAACCAAATTATATCATTTCTGGAGCGCTCTGGCAAGGGCGTATTTTTTATACCCAAAATTCCAGAAAGGATTGATATTATGGCGAGACGAACCAAATACCCAAAACTTCCGAATAAGTTTGGTACCATTCGATACCTTGGACAGAAGAGGCGCAATCCCTACGCCGTTCATCCTCCTACAACCGAATTTACAAAGAATGGGATTCCCTTGCGGCCTCCTGCCCTATGCTATGTAGATGCCTGGATAAAAGGATTTACAGTCTTAGTCGCACTGAAAGGCGGTACATATTATCCCGGATATGAACGTACTTTGGAAATTGAAGAAACTGAGGATTTAAAAGGTCTCTCTCAGAAGATTCTGGCCGATTATAACCGATTTAAAAAAACTGATGAAATTGACAAAGGTAAGACTTTCGAGGAAGTATATAAAGATTGGTATGACTATAAATTCGTTCGTGACAAAAGCCGAACCTATTCCCCCCATACATTGAATGCAACGAGAGGAGCATTTAAACGTTGTAAGACTTTACATGATAAGGAATTCCGTCAAATTACCTATGATGACTTACAAAAGGTCATAGACGACAGTCCTCTTAAATATGCCAGTCTCGAACAAGTAATCAATCTCTTGCATCAGATGTATGCCTATGCAAAGATATATCATATAACGGATGAGGACTGTTCCCTATATCTTAAGATAAATAAGCCCGATGAAGAAGAACATGGCGCTCCATTCACAAATGATGATCTGATAAAATTATGGAAAAACCAGGATGATGAGGATGTAGAATTCCTGCTGATAATGTGTTATTCCGGATTCAGAATTTCAGCCTATAAGAATATGGAAATTAACCTGGAAGAAAAGTACTTCCGTGGAGGAGTCAAAAATAAGTACAGCAAGAATCGCGTTGTCCCTATACACAAAGGCATTCTTCCTCTGGTCAAGCGTCGATTGGACCGGGATGGTTGCCTGCTCACCAGCGACCAGACCTTTCGCAAGCACTTGGATGAAAGGGACCTATTAACCCATCTTGGAATAACCCACCATACACCTCATGATTGCAGGCATACTTTTTCTAAACTTTGCGAGGACTTTAAAGTTAATGAGAATGACCGGAAGCGCATGTTAGGCCACTCCTTCGGTAACGATATAACCAATAAAACATACGGCCACCGCAGCTTATCAGATTTGCAAAAACAGATACAGAAAATTAAGATTCCGAAAATTTAATTTGTGACTAATTTGTGACTAACCGCCCCAAATTCTTCTAAATTCTTTCCGATTCTTTACAATTCTTTTGGAATGCCAAAAGAGCCGTATCACCTTGTATTTAAAGGAAAAATTCAGGCCCACCGCGCCATTGCGGTGAGCCTGAATAAAAAGGGGAGGATAAGTATTAATTATTTTCTCTTTCGTGTATACTCCTATTATGGCCCCATCCCAAAGAATTATACACACCCGATACATTTTTTTAAATTATTTTCCTTTCCCCTGTTTTTCCCGCCATTCCCGCTCCCCTGCCGTCTGTTTTATTCCGCTCTGTCC